ATGGTAGGACTGGAGGGTAACGCTCCCTCTTTTACGGATTAAAAGTCCGTTACATCACTTTAATGTTTCAGTCCCAAAATCATAACAAAAATTGGTGCGTAGTGATGGATTCGAACCACCGTAGCCCGAAGGCAACAGATTTACAGTCTGTCTGTTTTAACCACTCACACAACTACGCAAAATCTGGTGAACCCAAGGGAATTCGAATCCCTATTCCATCCGTGAAAGGGATGTGTCCTAACCGTTAGACGATGGGTCCGCAAAAAATGCTGGTTACTAATCCAGCGTCACACTATGCTTCGGGGTGACAGTCTCCGCTACTACGAACCTCTGGTAGCAGTCAGGATAACCATATTGAAACACACTAGCCAGAGTCTTAATAAGGAGCCACTCTCTTTTAATTCTAGGCATTCTCCAAGCCAGATACTAATGCGCTTCAATATGGTGCCTTCAGAGAGATTTGAACTCCCAACCTACTGATTACAAATCAGTTGCACTACCGTTGTGCTATGAAGGCAAAATTACATATATCATCAGGAGTCTTACTATGGGAGTTTTCGCCATCCCGTTCATGTTTCCTGTCCGCCCATTTGCGAGATATTATAGTGCTCTCGCGCAGTCTCGTTCCGCATCAGCACTGTGAGTCGCTTTTATCGACTACTCAATATTTCTTTCCTTACTCAACTCTATAGAACTATTATGCCCTACAAGCGTCGAAAAGTAAAGACTAAAAAACCTAATAGAATCAATAACTTACGTTCTTACACTAAAAAGGTCGCTGTTTTCGGTGCGGAGGGAAAATACTAAGGGCACCTTGGGATGCTTCATCCTACCAAAAGAATGTTTGGGCGTCGCGAATCACGCTTGGAAATTTGTTACAGTAAATATTATATAGTACAATTCCAAAAAAATCAAGGATGTTCTCTGAAGAATTTTATCAACATCCAAATTTGCCAGAACACCAAGAACGTGCACATCCAACCAACAATTGTTCCGCGATTGTACACGGCACCAAAAATAGAAATGCCAAGAAACAAAAGATCAAGCAATGGAAGAATGATCATGCATACTCCGCAATTCTATCAAGACGCTTCATCGGGAAAGCACACTTGCCTTCCTTGCGCATCTTACTCTGATATTCTACCGTACAATCGAAGCAAATGTCAAGTGTCTTGCTGTTCTTGACTTCTTGCAATTCTTGCTGATAGATCTTCCACTGAAAGTCAGTGAAGCATTGTGGCTTAGAATGGTGCATTGCTCTTCCTCATATATGAATCTCTCTTATTAAACAACACTTTCAACTCTTCGAAGAGCGCACGATCATTTGCGTAAAGATCGTTTGTAAATTGCTCAGCGAAATTGTTATGCTTGATTCGCTGCAAAGCATTAAGAAGAATAACAAGATCATGTTCGTATGCCTCCAATTCATCATCTGATAACATAATTCGATCCTCTTACTTTATTTCTGGTTGATCCCAAAACCCTTTCTTATAGGGCGTTGGTGCATTTAGCATCACAAAACTTTCTGGATTTACGCTGCGCAATCTGATTGCTCTTACACATTGTTCAATTGTGAATTTACCACTATCAGGGTATGCCAGTGTTAGAGACTCTAGCAACTGAGCGCAAGCCTCTCTTTCTCGCTCGGCAGCAAGGGCAGCGAATCGTTGAAAAATATCAACAAACCCATCATAGGTTTGCGGGGTCAGATCGCTTTTCTTCGCTCCAACTTCTTGCATCCATCCGATAATGTCGTCGCGGGTCATTGCTCCTCTCTCCGCAGTGCAACTTCCACTTCATGTTCATCTGGATATCGCCTAATGGTGCCATCGCAGAAGTATTCAAGTTTGTTTAGCACTTCCCGTAGCCGCTCAATCTCTTTGTTTTTCTCAGCCGTAGCGAGGGCGGCGAAGCGTTCAAGTGCTTCGATTTGCCCGTCAGGGGCAGGCAGCAGGATGCTGTTTCCCGTGCAGATGCCCGCCTCCCTCGCCATGCGGATAATGTCGTCGCGGATCATCACATTTGCTCTTGTCGAATCTCGTCCAAAATCTTTTGTTGTTCAACACGTTCAACATCCCTCGCCGCAGCCCCCGCAGCCCGCGCCGCATCCGCTGGGCGAGCCGTAGCCCACGCCGCATACCACGCCGCATCCCGCGCTGAAGATGCCGCCGCCCCAGCCGCATCCAACGCCGCAGCCCTCACCGCAGTCCGCGCCGCATCCCACGCCGCATTCGCCGCAGCCCACGCCGCATTCGCCGCATCCCATGCCACTTTCAATTCCTCATCCGTCGCCTGTCCGTTCGCGTGACGCTCGGCAACATCAAGTGCCGCAACGCTCCTCGGGTCAGTCATCAGATGCTGTACTCGTCTTGCACACCGCACAGCAAAAATTCTCAGTTGCTTGTCTGATAATCCTTCAAGATTTAGGTCATTCATCACTCAACTCCTGCTAACTAAACTCTCTTGAGCAGAACGAATAACCTTCTGGGTCATCCCAATCCCACTCTGGATTGAACCAGCCTTCCTTACGACCTTCTTCGTTGTGAACCTTCACCTTGCGACCTTGTGGATGATACTCATTCACAAACACATAACCTGGTCTGCCATAAATTTCTATCAATTCAACAAACTTATCAAATGAAATCTGTTCGCCATATTCATCGTAGATAATTTTGTCAACAAGATACTCTTTCCACTTTTGCCAAGTGGTCAGACCATCATACTTGTAACCTTGGAATGAGAATGCCCAACCATAGGACTTCTTGCCAATGTGATACTTTTCATCGTATCGCTTACAGCATTCGCAAACATTCTCAACAACATAATAATTAGTGCCCATCACTCAACTCCGAAATACTTGTTCAGGTGATCAAAGGCATCTTCATATCCATTGATAAACAATTCCTGCATAATATCTTCCACAATCAACTCGGCGAACTTTTCATAATCAAATGAATTGTTGTATGGTCTGTCGCCAACGCATTGTTCAGCAAGTTCTTTAATTCGTTCGTTCATCAAGCAACACTCCAATCATAATCATCTTGAGTTTTCACACTCTCAAAACCATCATACTCATCGATGCGATAGATTGTACCCTTTGGTAGTTCTTTGATTCTTAACTTCGCATAGGGACCATTTGCATCTTCGCCAAGTTCCTCGACGACCTGAACAAGAATCGGGTCAGTACGGTCAATTCCTCTATCGTACCAATTTTTGGGGCAAGGTTCGCCCTTGAGTTCCCAGTATCGGCTGATTGCCTTCTCAGACAAACCGAAACCACCATAGCAAGCACTGTATACGATTTTAGTCATTTCAGACATTTCAATATTCCTCATCAATCCAGCGTTTAGTTTGTTCGTTCATCACTCAACTCCATATTGCCGCTGAGCATGGTAAACCCACGCAGCAGCGTCTGCCGACTCTGAATCCCATTCTGCATCAGCATTATACCGACTCAACACTTGCTCAGTTGTTAAAATATCATCCAAGTATGTGCGACCGAACTGAGCAAAACGATCTTGTACATCTTCACATGCAAAATCAGAATCCCAAGAAAACTCTGATTGAAACGCATCGCAGTGGTCGCAAGAACCATATGATCCCTGCACCCAGCCACGTTGCCCTTGGTACTCGACCAAAGCAACCCATGATCCTTGCCAATCACCAAACTCCTGGAACGCGATCACTCGCGCACCAGCAGCAACTAATGATTGTTGATAATCATTCACACTCATTACTTTTTACTCACAGCACCCACATGCTTACAGTCTTTGCGGAACTCAAAACCCTTACACGTGCAAGAGAACTTTCCATTGACACGTTCAACAATGTAGAACCCATCACCCTTGCCGCTCTTGACCTTCCAGGCTTTCTTGTCAGTCGCAACTTGCGTTGCTGATCCAGTAACATACTCGATCTTTACAACGTGCAAAGATTTTGCGTTGTACTCGCTGACAGGATGATCAGGATCACCAGTCTTGACAGCGAACATGAACGGATCGCGGAAGATTGACTCAACGACAACACCCTCGCGAGTGTATGTGACATAATTGTCATACTCATTGCGATACGCATACGTGTTCGGGTACATCGTAGTCACTCGAACACGCGAACCAACTTTGGGAACTGCAACTGCCATATTATTTGCTCACCAATTTTACGCAATACCAAAAAGAATTCGTTTGACGGCATTCACCCCAAACTTCAACGTTCAACCAAATCGTTCCTACAACAACCAGAACGATAAACGTCAAAGCAGCGAAACCAGCAACATCTTGCTTACTCATTATTCCTCAAACTCCCCTTCGATTACAGACTTTGCTTCATCAACCAATTCTTGCAAGTCTTCGCTATAGTCGATGTGCTTGCCTTGCTCAACAGCAACAACAAGGCGCATCAATACATCTTCAAGATTCTTGACACGAACGTCCAACGTCTTGATGAGTTCCACGTGAAGATTTACCATTATGCAGCACTCCGAACACGAGTAACATTTTCATGATTCAAAAGCAAACGATCACGCACTTGACTATAAATTTCAATTGACTGATCAAGAACGACAGTATGCTGAACGCCACCACCATACTTTACACGACTCGATTCAACGCGACCAGAAACAGGGAATTCACCCATGTACATGCCAGTCACATGCAAACCTTCGAGATTCCAATTATTCATTAAGCACCCGTCCATGATATATTTTTGTAAGAATTAGTATCCAGAACATTCCCGCGAGCAAAATTCTTCGCGGGCTGCGCCCAAGAAGCAGCCTTCAGAATGTCACCATACTTCCACTGGTCATGTTCCTTGATGCAGATAAAAGAATGCACCGAAGGAGAATTCCAAGAAGTTTTGACAACCTTTAGAAACTTGCGACCCTTCACATAACTGATAGAGTATCCGCCAGTAGAGCCAGTGGAATTGTAATTCGCTGCGAGATGATCCGCGTACTTGTAAAGAGCCATGTCAAAATCATAATTTTCAAATAACATATCAACCCCAATTTTTGCCACTGAGATAACCATACGGGACACCGAGGCAATGCTCGAGATACTCGACATCACCACGAGTTTCGTGCGCGTCATGCATCATGCGAATGCAATCTTCGCGAGTTGAATCAACGACGATCTTCATCGTCTGTTTCACCCAACCCTCAAACTCAGCAATCGCCATATTGTGGTAACGTGCTTCCTCGAGAATCGAATCGCGAACGGCATCAATAAGTTGTTCCCAGAGATCTTGCTTGCCATCGTTGTCAAGCAAATCCCACTCGCGGAAGAAATCTCCGCTGGGACGGAACCCGTAGGCGTCCTTGTGAAGGTCGGAAAGGATGTTTTCGTCGAAGGTGTAAGTTTCGTATTTCATAGATATATTATGCGCTTTTTCGTCGAAAAAGTAAACGATAAAAACCTTAATAGAATCAATGACTTACGAGTGCCCCCAGAACGTCCTATAAACCCATTGCAGCGGGTCGGTTTTGGGGTATACCTTACCCTACCCTGAGGGTGGATGGGGCTGCAATGGGGTCTGGGAAAAGGACTTCATTCATGAATAGATTTGCCCGCTCCAAGCCGATCATGCGTTCTAATATCTGCATGGTCTTCTGGTTGTTACGCTGTTGTTGGCAATAGTAGAGTTGGCGTTCTACAACTTGTTCTTGCGCTACTTTATTTTGTTGTATTCGATTTAAATATTCAGACAGCATGGAAACTCCATACTTCAGCAATTCTTCTAGATGCGCTGAGTCACGTAATGGAATTGCTACGAATTCATCAGAGAAACAAGTTCCCCATTCTGGAATTGCTTTATTCGGTGGAACATCAAAAGGAATCCAACTTCTCCACCTATTCCAAGTTTCAACTGAAGGTGACATATCAATATATCCACCTGCTGGTTTCTTGGCACCCGTTACAACATCAAATCCATAGATCGGCGATGGATCATCTAAGTGTGGGAATACTGTAACGTGAAGAACGGATATCGCTGGACTTACAAATTCTTCAACGTGTGCTCTTCGAAATTTATTTGATCGCCAGATCTGATTTTTCCAAGGGAATTCTGGAAACTGTACAGGCTCTGAATCTTTCGCTAAAATTTCAGAAAACTGTTTTGCATAATTTTCTACTATGTCAAAACAATTCATATATTACCGTTGATCGTACTCTGGGTCTTGGAACCAATCTTCTTCGTCTGTTAACGAATCATCTTCAACGTAATCTGAGTTTGGATTAAACTTCCAGCGCGACTCATTCTTCAAACGACGCTGCTTCAATCCTTCGCTGTTCCGACTGTAATCTTTTTCGCGGAACTCATTCTTCTTCTTGCTAGACATAATTATTTACTCAAACGCTCCTCTTTAAGTTTATTACAAAAGATCTTGTACATTCCGTACTCTCTGCCATATGCTTCAACTTCCCAAGGACTGTCGAAATACTTTTCTTCATCCATGTAATGCGAAGCATCAAAGATCAAACCCTTATATCTTACATCACCATTCTTATAATCAAAAATCTCATTGCACAAATATTGCTTGACGTGAACCAATTCGTGACCAAGATCAATCATCACATTCTTGAGTCTTGTGATCGGCTTCTTACCATTCTTATTCAGACGTTTGTGATCTAGAACAACAGTGAAGAGTTTTCTGCCTTCGGCATCAGTTCCATCATAAGTGCACCAGGCTTTGTATTTCTTCAGATCAAGAAGATCAGCAGCATCTTTGATTTCTTGCTCGCCAAGAATCTTGATCGAAACACGAGACTTGTTTTGCACTCCACGACGCACCAAGCGATCCATTACAAACCTAGAATATTTGCGCACCATAGCAAGATCTTTAGCGTTCAAATAATTGCTAGTGACTGTGATCATTTGATTACTCTACTCCACTCTTAGAAGTATTGTGTCCTTGTTGATTCGACCATTCAACTCGCTGGACTTAGAATTAATCTCGCCCATGACCTTACGCAATACAATCTTGCCTCCGTCCAAAACTCGCGGAAGAACGTCTTTTGGCTTCCGTAGAGTTTTGCCGATGGACTCACCATATTTATAGTTCTCGATCGCCGAACCCTTGACACCAAGACCAGCCTGATCAGCCGCTACATAGACGCCAAGTTTACGAGTCTTGACGTTATATACCCATAACTTTTCAGCACCCATGATGCGAACAGGGTCGATTGAGACCAACTTGTTCTCTGTATCTTCCTTCTTAAATTTAAGATTCTTGACCTTCTTCTCAAAGGAGATGGGCTTCTTCTTGCGCGGCTTACGAGCAGCATTCTTGTTAGATGCCAGTTTCTCAGCATCTGTGGCAAACAACAAAAAGAGATTCGCAGCGTGGAGATATTCCTTGTGAGAACGCGGATATGATTCCTTGATGTATTCGTCAGTCTTGCGACCTTCAATAATACTCACCCATTCCTTGGCTCGCTGCCGACAATACTCAGCAATCTTCGCTGCATGCATTGGCTTGACTTCGTTCTCGATCATCCATGTATATGGATCAAAGTCCTCGGGAGAATTCTTATGCCAAAACTCATCAAACTTGGCTTCCAGTTCCATGATGAAATAATCGGTCTTGGCAGTCACACGCTCTTGAATTGAAACAACGTTGCTTGTATCCACAACAACAGTTGCAAGACCACGTTCTTGTACGATCTTATCAAGACGCGCAAGAAACTCTTTCATGCGATCGCCGAAATTGATAAGAGTATTATCAGGAACAAGTGCTCCGCGATCCAAACATCGCGCAAGCCAACCGTCAACAATATTCCAAGAGTCGTTGAGATACTGCGCTGCTTGTATTTGCAGCGGAGTGATCATCTGTTCTTTTGCAAGATATTCTAACAAATACTTTCTTGCATCTTTGTTAGTCTTGTTGTGATTGTACCATTGAAACGCTCGCACCAATTCAAACTGTGTGCAAGGACTTTTTGCGTTGGAATCCCAAGTAGGCTCGGGAACAACCTTTGGAATAAATTTTGCCATAACTTATATATTGTACCTTAACAATTTTAAAAAGTCAACTCAACAATTATTGCTGTCGAATCTCATCCAAAATCTTTTGTTGCTCGGCGAGTTCGGCAGCCAGCGCCGCATCCTTCGCAACCCACGCCGCATCCTTCGCAGCCCACGCCACATTCCGTGCCGCAACCCACGCCGCATCCGCCGCAGTCCACGCCGCATCCGCCGCAGCCCCTGCCGCAACCTGTGCTGCGCGCAACTCCTCGTCCGTCGCTTCGCCATGGGCGTAACGCTCGGCAACATCCAATGCAGCAATAGACCGTGGATCAGTCATCAGATGCTGTACTCGCCTTGCACAACGGACGGCGAATAGTCGTAGTTGCTTGTCTGATAATCCTTCAAGATTTATGTCAGTCATCGCATATTTCCTGTGCGCTGAAACACGGTAAATCCAAATACTTGAATGACAAAGGTATACTGTTCCTTGTCAAACCATTCGTAACGGCGGACTTGAACGACAGCAAATTCATTGATCATGATGGCAAAGTAGTCGTGCCACCGTATATGATTTTTGAATTCGTTGTAATTTCGCAATTTAAACATTTTGTTTTCCAATTAAGCAGCGCGGAAGCAAGTCTGCTTCGCCAACTTTTGCCAGTTGCTCTTGTCCATCTTATACAGACCAGAGATCTTGACAACCATTCGCAGCGACAACTCACGCAAACGGTCAACGTTGTTTTCGATAAACTGCATGATCAGCGTTTCGTCGATGGTGTTCAGACCACGCGACTTCAGCATACCGCCACGCACAACTTGCTTGATGCGAACAAGATAATCCATCTTGGTCTTCATCGCAAGATCCAGATAGTGCGAACGAGACACAAGAGCCTCAAAGTGCGGAGCCAACTTGTTACCCGAAGCGATGAGCGAGTCGAAGTCGTAGTTGGTGATGAAGATGATCGAACCCTCGAATTCAAACTTCTCAGGAATATTTTCGCCATCTTCATCCGACTCACGCTCGAGTGAACGCGACAACCAGTGAAGAACGCGACGATCCGTAGAATCGCAAGCACCCTTCAGAAGATTCATGCTGACGTCATCATGAAAGATGGAGTCAGAGTCATCGAACACAAGAACGCTGTTCGAGAACCGAGTTTCGTACAGCAACTTGTAGAGCGCAAGAGGACGAACGTAACCCTTGATGTATACTACGTTATGACCCTTGGACTCGAGTTCCGCCATCTTGGCTTCGACCGTGAAGGACTTACCAAGACCAGCGGGACCAGAAACGATCAGCGATCGGTTGATGCCCTTGCCCGTTGCTTCGGACATAATTTCGAGAGCCTCGAATCGATCCTTCAACTTGGCTTCGATCTCGACCACCGACTCAACCCGAACAGGCTGAACGAAGGCAGGAGAAGAAGAAACCTTGATTCCAGCAAGACGACGCTTGCGAGTGTTACGGAAACCGTTCTTAGGTACACCACGAGGCATTAGACTTTCACCTTATCATTTATCATACAACTATTATGCGCTTTTTCTTGTAAAAAGGCAATAGTAAAAACCCTAATGAAATTAATGACTTACAGTCGGCGGCTGGCTGGCGGCTGCGCCGATATACGCTGAAATCTCTACCAGAAAATCTAAAAGTTCGGCGACCGTTGCGGTCTCGGGTGCCTGCGTCGGGTAGTCGAATCCGTGCGCTATCGCGTCGGGCTTGAGTGCGTTAATGCGTTGGATAATTTGCGCTTTAACCTGCGCGTCGGTGTTTTCGTTTATCATAGAAGTATTATGCGTGATTTTACCGAAAAAGTAAAGGGTGAAAACCCTAATGAAATCAATAACTTACGCCATCCCCTAGAACCGCATTAAAAGCCCGAGGGGAGGCGCAGGGTTTACCCTTACTCAGTTATGATATCGGTGCTCCCGCCGCTCCCATAGTCTGTAATTTCCTCGACCCACCGAGTCTTTTCCTTCTCGCGGTATAGGTCGAGCGCCTTCTTACGGTTCTTGGTCGTCAGGATTTTTTTATTCCCGTTGACCCGTTCCCCCGTAATCGGGTGGTTGACTCGCGCGTTTTCGTAAACTTCGTAATATATTTTCATAGTATCAGATATTATGCGCCTTTTCGCCTAAAAAGGCAATAGTAAAAACTCTAATGAAATCAATAACTTACGAAAACCCTAATAAAATCAATAACTTACGTCAGAAATGAAAAGAGGGACCGAAGTCCCTCTTTTCAATCTCTAGTAGCAGACTAGATTAGAACGCAAAGTTCAGATCAAGTTGTAGTCGCTTATAATCGCGATCTAGAACATTCTTTCCATTGATCACAACTGGCACATCATTGTTAGTCTTATTCACCATGTAAGTGGCGTTCAACTTCCAATTCTTAGCAACCTGATAAACGCCGCGAAGTGCGTATCCGTCGCCATCTGTGTTACCAGCAGCGAAGTCTGAGTCAATCCATTGACCAAACAATGCATCCTTTTCTACCTTCTGAGAAACTACACCAACTTCCCATGAATTTGGAAGTGATGCTTTTCCGAGGGTGACTCCGTATGCAAGTGCCTTGTTGAGTTTGGCTGCTTTTGCATTTTCTGCCCAATCAACAAATACTGTTACTGGATAATCAGCAACAACTGTTGAAAGTTCAGCAAGTGCATTGCGGACTTCAAATTCATTAGCAAGGCATGTAGCAACTCCAGCAGCACATCCAGTTGTTTTGGTCGTGTTGCCAAAGAAACCACCTGCAGCACCTGACTGCACAACTGCTTGATTCTTCACTGCGCGATGGTTTGTTTGACCAACGGCAACAACATAAGCAGTTTCGTCATTGAGTTTTCCACGTAGACCAACTTGCATTGCAACTGCTGTTGAATCAACTGCTGAGCCACGCTCAACGAGATCAAACATTGCAGCATTTACAAATGCGCCTGTTGGTGCGTGATTAAACGCAAGAGCAGCACCCTCTGGATTAATATCCTTGTCAACGAAATAAGATGTCGTTGTAACAAGAGGTTGCTTCATCTTACCAAGTGTAACCTTGGATACTGCGTTTGGTGCCCACTCAACATATGCTAGATCGAGATCAAGTGCCTTTCGTGAATTGACATCACCAAGTGTTTGATTGCTTGAACGAGCATCTCCATTTTCTGTTGTAGCAAATTGAAAACCTGCTCTTACAGTTGGATTTACTTCAGCATCAAAACCAAGACGAACACGAACACGACTACGATTGCGCTCAACTGCAAGTGCTTGATCGATGTTCTCGTTTCTTACACGAAAATCACCTTTCCACTTCCAGCGAAGTGCAATGTCTTTAGCGAACGCATCTGACAAACCATCTACTGCTTGTTGAATTTCAGCAGAGTCTGCAGCATGTGTCACGCTTCCGACGAGTAATGATCCCAAAATAACTAATGATTGAATTGCTTTACGCATATCTTTCTCCTTGTTGCGCCACGAAATTATGGCTTAAAGTTTTTCATATTATTGACATCAGCACGCACTTTCGTAAGTGCTGACTTTTCAAGAGCAACAAGACCACGGTCAGTTAGATAACCTTCCTCACCGATTGCCTTATCACTCACATACTCAGCCATGAATTCTTTCAAACCAGGAATCACACCGATGTGTGCTTTCTTGACATAAACGAACAATGGTCGAGATGTAGGATATTTAGCGGAGGCGATTGTTTCGAAAGTAGGCTCAATCCCATCAATCTTCAAACCCTTTAGTTTATCTGCGTTCTCTTCCAAGAATGAGAAACCGAAAATACCAACAGCGTTTGAATTGGTTGCAAGTTTTTGCGCAATCAAATTATCATTTTCACCTGCTTCAATATAAGCACCATCTTCGCGGATAGTGTGGCAAACTCTCTTGTATCTTTTTTCATCAATATCTTTGAGTGACTTGATCCAAGAGAATTGCTGGCATCCTGCTTCCATAAACAATTCAGCAAATGAATCGCGTGTGCCAGAAGTTGGCGGTGGTCCAAGAACTTCAATCTTCATTGCTGGAAGTGCAGGATTTACATCCTTCCATGTTTTGTTTGGATTGGCAATCAATTCAGTTGGATTTGATGGATTTGGAATCTGCTTTGCGAGAGCAAGGTAAACATCCTTGCGAGTAAGCGCACTGAGTTTGCCTTTCTTTGATTCTGAAATCGTAAGACCATCGAAACCAATCTTGATCTCAATAATATCTTTCACACCATTCTGTGAGCATGTAACAAATTCACCAGCCTTCATGCGGCGTGATGCATTGACAGCATCTGGAAACTGTGGACCAACACCGTTACAGAACAACTTGATGCCACCACCTGTGCCTGTTGATTCAACTTTAGGTGACTTGAACTTTCCAGCACGACCGAACTGCTCAGCGACTGTTGTTGTAAATGGATAAACTGTTGATGATCCGACTACTGCGATTTGATCTCTGCCTTGCGCATATGATGCAACAGATAATGTTGACAATGCAATAACTGCTAATAATTTTTTCATTTCTGACTCCTTCGTTTAGATTATATTACAAAAATTTTTCAATTTTTTTACGCTTATCGATATTGTGAAGATAATTCACAATCTCCCAAGATCCATCATGATTCTCGACCAATGCTGTGCATGATTCAACCCAGTCACCATCGTTCATGTATTCAATACCATTGATTTCCTTGATTGCTGCTTTGTGAACGTGTCCGCAAATAACACCCTGTGTATTATATTTCCTGCAGTAGTCTGTGATGAGAACTTCAAAATCAGACATAAATGCAACTGCTTCTTTTGTTTTATTTTTTAGATATGCACTCAAACTCCAATATGGCATATTGAGTTTAGTGCGGAGTTTATTCAATCCATGATTGATGCTCAAAAGTATATCATAAAACCAATCGCCAACATGATACAACCAAGAAAGTTTTGTTGCAAGAGCAGCATCAAATAAATCGCCATGAATTACCATATATCTCTTGCCATTGATTGCATTATAGCGGCATTGATTGACTAGTTCGATATTACCAAAATGAATATCGTACGGCAGAAGATCGCGGAAAGAATCATCGTGATTGCCTACAACATAGATAACCTTCGTTCCATTTTTTGCTGCTTTGAGAATTTTACGAATCACATCAGTGTGTGATTGCAACCAAAAGAATTTTCTCTTGAGTCGCCAGCCATCAATAATGTCACCGACTAGGAATAGATTTTCGCAAGTATTTTCTTTTAGAAAATCAGAAAGTAATTCAGCCTTGCATCCCTTGGAGCCGAGATGGACATCGGAGATAAAGATTGATTTGTATTGCATTAGAGACTCCTGATGGAGTCATTATATAGAGAAAAGATATTACCGTTGTATTACGAAATGGGGGTCATCTTGTAAATGTACGAAAAAAGTTTTCAGCCCATCAACTTGCTGAACATAACCCCATGGTCCTGGACGTTTTGAAGAATAGTGAGAGTCCATTTTGCGAATGAGAAACCATTCGCTTCCGTACATCTGCAAGAACTGCAGTCCGTATTTTGTTTTTGGTTGTAGAATCATAAAGGTTTCGGTTCATCTATCGTCACGCACTGCGCAATGCGTCCTAGATTCCTCTTTTACAAAAGCAGCCATCGCTGTGCGACAAACACTACACCGAAAGGTTGTGCGGCTGGTTCGTTATTTAGTATTTCATCCCATTGAAATTGACTTGACGTTTTCCACTCGGAAAGAACGCCAGCCATTCGCATTTACATCCCATGCTGAAACAGTATTGCTATTGCTTTTCTTTTCAACCACAAGTTCACCCTTTTGCGTCGGAGCATTTGGAATGTGACTTGCTTGAAGTGTGCAAGTCATCACTCGCTCTTCACCATTGACCTTGGTGAACGTAACAACCACGACGTTGTTCTTGAGCATATCAACTAAACCATCACGAGTAAACATAGTCATAAGTATCACACCTGCGCTAAAATTGGTTTCAATGTTTTTTGTGGAATATCAAAATTCTTACAAGTAACTTTAATCATGTCTTTGATTGTCTTTTTTGGTATACAACCTTCCTTTACCATAAGACCATTATACCCTGCTTTCGCATAATTGTCAATAAATCTACGCACATCGCCAATATGAGCCTTCATAAACTCTGCAGTGTTTGCTGGCTCATTAGGCTTGAACGTGAAAATATTATATTTGTGTGAACCAATATCCTCATTCATTGGAGTTTCTTTGTCGTTAAACTTGTATACTGTAGTGTCACACTCAATTTCTTGTCCATCAGGGGAAAGTGTAAGTCCCCATAAAGCGCCATCTATTTCGTTTATTTCCTTTTCGGTCATAGTAACGCTCCTCTTTTATGTGTTATACTTTTTCTTTTTCCGTCTTGTCTATCATATATCTTGCAATGTACCAAGCGTCAACGATGTCAGTTGTCGGTGAGCCCAGTTTTGTCGTAGGACTTATTATACTATGTAAATCTACAAAAGTATCGTTTAAAAACGCATCATACATTTTTTCTTTCGTAGCATTACCCTTGCCAGTTGCATACTTCTTGATAACTGTTGGTGCAACTGTAAAGAATTTATATCCTTGCTTGTAAAGCATGTACTTTAGAATTCCACAATTTTCGGCAAGGTTGAAAACTCTGCCTTTGGAACCAAAAGAATAATCTTCAATCAAGACCATCACTTCTTCTTTCTTAAAATCGGCAAGAATTCCTAGAACCCAGGAAGCAATATTTTCATATCGCTCCTGGTCCGTTAGGTATTCTTCGTGTTGTTCGCCAAGAATATTGTGAAATTTTCCTAGAACTGTTTTACGATCATTCAGAAAGTAGAAGAAACTATTTGAGAATGTTTTGTCTCTGGAGATACAAACGCAAGGCGAAGTTAAACTGTAGTCTATGCCAACGTAAATCATTATTCGTTAATAATGTATACCATTAGTTGCGCGTCTTCTTTAAGTTGCGAATCGTAAAGATCCATAAAATATTCATTAAAAATATGCTCGGTTACTTCTATATTAGAATTATTGAATATGTGGAAATTTTTGTGATTTGCAAGATACAAGTCTCTGAACAATCTAAATTTTTGTGCAAATTGAGGTATGCTCGGAGCAAAATGCCATTCTCCAGCAATGTATTTAACATTGTTTAAAATAAATTCTCTGTTTTCTTCATTAAAGACTGAATATTCTCCACCTTCGCAGTCAACCTTCATAAAGTCTATGGTTTTGATATCATGCGCATCAATTATAGACTTAAAAGTTGTTGCATTATAATAATTTCCATTGTTATTATAAACAAATGTATCTCTTCCAGTTGAATCAACATTTTCTCTTTTTTCATCTTCTATAGCAGCATTTATGTAGGTTACATATTCTGATCGGGTGTTAGTCCAAAGAGAATTAATTAGAGTATTAGAAGGTTCAATTGCAAAAATTCTTTTAGGTTTCTTTTTTAAGATAGAAGCCGTAAATGCACCGACGTTTGCACCAATATCCATAACAATATCATTTTCTTTAACTTCTCTATATCTCTCATAAATCCTATCCACAAAAATTTCTTTTGTGATTAGAGTCACATCATTGATATGCATCCACCCCCAATCAAAAAATGCTGAACCACTCATAGTATAACTCCTGTATTTTTAATGTTAATGACGACGTAAATCGTCTTCATCATCTAAAGGATCTTCAAGAATGTCGTCATCATATTCACCATCATCATTAAAATCCAATTCTTCATTCTCATTATCATAGAAATCGCCGCAGAATGGGCAATGGCTAGGCGAATAACTAACTTCGTCGTTGTCATAAGACAACACGAACATAGAACCGCAATTATCACATGTTAGTTTTAGATCTGGCATACTCAACTCCTTGTTACTGCAGTAATTTTTTCTATTTGCTTATCAATTACTGGCACTCTATTTGGCCAATTTATATACGCTTTGTCTGGATTCTTTTTTAGATTTAAAAGTAGCGGCATAATTAAACCTTCTACTTCTCGCAGTTTAGACTTATATTTTTCTTCTATAGCAGCACTCATGGCTGACTGAATAACTTTTTCTTGCGAGTCTAATAGAGAGTCAATTTTAGCCTGGAGCACAGCAATTTCATCATTGCTGTTATTCTTAACTGGTGCAGATGGCAGTGTTTCTTCATCAGCAAAACTGAATCCGAAATCATAGTCATCATTCGGTAGAGTTGACATAAAAATATCTCCATACAATAGATGTAGAGGCTCGTCCTCTCGGGGTGCCGCAGTGAGCCAGTATCAGACTCCTTACCACTGAGGCGGAAATTGCCTTAGATATGCAGGGTTATTATTGTGCCCCTCCAGCTTCCTCTCAGCCACTCCGTGCGCACCACGGCAGACATCTATTTTATATAGGTATTTTTTCTGTTTATTCTTCTGTATGCTTTAGGAATAAATTTTACGGCTGCAGTGAACCCTTTCTGTTCTTTTACTATTGAGAAGTATGTGAACAGAGTTTTCAGTTTTAAAATTTTTGATTTGATAACACGAAATGGATTTTTCATGGGAATAAATTTCCATGATACGAAAACCCTATTTAGTTTTTAGTCGAAGAAAAACATTTGCCACAATCTGCAGTTATCATTATTGTATCCGAAATACTGAGAAGCAGAGTGTATGTTTCCAGCGTCAAATATAACTAATCTATTAAAGACATTCCCGATAACATCAACTTCTTCGTATGGTGTTTTATCTAGAGTTGTATGCCCTGTGAATACAGAATAAACTTCAGGGTGATCTTTGTGGCGCATTCTAGTTTTCTTGTGCGCGTGCATTGTTGTTCCTGCTTCAAATGGAGCATCTGGAGTCAAAAACAGCATAGCAGCCCATCTCTGTTCGTCGCAGTGATATACTAATGGCTCTCCAGCATAAGACAACTGGAATCTGCCATTCATTCCATGATCTTCCCATCTAGTAATCTTAACTCCCATAATTTCTTCGAAACGCTCTTTCAGACCTGGGAATAGAAACTGTAGATATGTTCTCTTACCTATGAATCCTCTACCGAATCCACCTTCCATGTACTGCTGCTTTAAAGCAAAGTCTCTTACCATGAATGGATTCACATAAAAATCTTCTACAACCCAAATTTTAGAGTTAGAGTTTTTATTAATTAGAAATGCTTCTTCTGGTTTGTCGTTGTTCATATAGATAAAAAATTGTCCGTGTTGAGTTTCTCGATACCATTCCTGGAATCTGTATAAAAAATTGTTATCAAAAATCTCAAAAGTTACATCCTTACCGTCTCTTTCCAAGACTTTAAAATTCTTATGATTTTTTAAATACAAATCTCTAAATTCTATAAACCTTTCCACAGCGTTTTTATGGTCATTGATATGCCACTCACCGACCATATGCTTTACGTTGTTAGAAATAAAATCATAATTTTCTTTAGTAAAGATGTCGTATTCGCCGCCCTCACAGTCGAATTTTAAGAAATCTATCTTTTTGATATTTGTTACAGATAATAGTTCTTTGAAAGTTATTTTATTGTATAAATTACCTTCATTATAATATACAAAAACTCCGTCATTATCTGGGATTTCAGTTGCGAGTTTATTCTCATTAGAAATAGCAGCGTTTACAATTGTAACTGGAACTGGATTCTTTTCTGAGTATTTCAGAACATTTTCTTGTATGCACTTTACCAAGACATTAGATGGCTCTACGCAATAAACATGTTTAGGTTTTTTGTGTAGAATAGAGGCTGCAAATGCGCCAACATTGGCGCCAACATCTACTACTGTATCACCTTCTCTAACCTCAAAATATTTCTCATATATTTTTTCAATTAAAATCTCAGACTTCAGTAGATTTACAAAATTTGGTTCATTAGGACCCCAATTCATTTCATCTAGTAAGTTCGGATTAATTGTTTGGGGGATAGAGTCTGTGTTTAATTGTGTAATTGCTTCATTCATATTTTAATAGCCTTCTTCAGCCCAATATTGATTGTTATGTTTTCTTTGATAACTATATTTGTATTCTGTATTTTTTCCTTCCCAATACATACTTAAACCAGTTCTTGGAAATGATTTAAAACATTTAGGCATCACATTTTTGCTAAAATGATGTGCCTCGTTCCATCTAGGAGAATTATCATAAAGATATAATTCTGGCTGCAAAACATATTTGTTAATTATCTGCTCAAATTGAGCACAATATCTTGCGCAGATATAAGTTTCAGTTCTAACAAAAAATGGATAATACTCATGAAGAATTGACTTATCTACTCTTATCTTGTCGATCAATCCATTTGTTTCTAGTGGTATATCAAATAGGTGAATCAAATCTGCAGTTTCACCCCAGAAGATATGATCACATGGATGATATAAAAGATTAGCATAAATTCCAGAAACAAATATTCTCTTATCACCAGCAACTTTAGTTTGTTTGTAGTATTGATCCATCAGTACAAGACTTTCATCTGTGTACACTTGATCGCTTCTAGTTTTAATTGTTACTTTACTAGTTGATCTCTTTATTCCTTCTATAGAAGAAACTATCTGTAGATTTCTATTATCAGTTCCTGGATTGCTTGGTTTTTGAGTTTTGACTAATTTTATGCGTGAATCTTCAATAGAAGATAAAGAGTCAGTATTATCCTCATCCCAACAAGAAACAATCACTTCTTGAATAAATGGTGCATTCAAAAACGATTTAACTACTTTGTTCGAGTATTCTTTAAACGGTCCTTGAATAACTACTGTTGCCATGTCACCCATAAATTAACCTCAAGTCAAAGCAAATTTAGGCTTCAAATACATTGATTCGTCGATTCCAAGTCTTGCCACATTATTGTTTACTGCATCTAGATGGATCTTATCCAAAACATAATTATATTTCAAATCTGTAAACAGTTGCTTGCACTCTTCAATTTTACCCCACCACCAAGCAGAAACTGCTTTCTCGAAAATTAATCCATATTTTCCTGGATAGCCAACATCAGTTCTTAGTTGAGCATCATCACTAAAATCAATAGTGTTTAATCCTATTTCAGCATACATATAAGATTCAATGTACCAATTAGTTCTCTCATTAATTCTACTCAAAAGATAATATGCTTCTGGTCTTTTAGGTAGAATATTGATAGCGTGTTTGTATGCTCCACGCACACTGTTAACTCTATTACCTTGAACTTCAAAACACAACCCCACTCTTAGCATACATTCATACGCCAAAAGTTTATTTGTTGTTCTCTCTGCACATCTCAAATAATAAGAAAGAGCGGAAGCAGTGTGCCCTATATTGTAATATTCATTTGCTAACGCATAATTACTTTCATCGTTTTCTGTATCGTTAGCAAATTGTACAACTTTTTTGGTCAAATTATTCATAGATAAAATCCTCAAAAATTTTCTTTGGAACTTGTAGAAGATATGCAGCGTTATCTTGGAACCCGAAAGAAATCAAAATATTATCTTCGAATTCTGTCATACCTGCACAAAATTCGACTTCTCCTCTCATAAAGTCAAACTGATTCCCATACTTCACCACATTCCAATCTTTATCCCAAACAATAAATGCATGTCTGTATGTGGCGTTCTTTCTTCCTGCTGCACTTTTAAACAAGTTTACTGTATGAGCAAGAGCAATTCTGTGTTCGCCATAAGGAATAACTTGACTTCCTCCTCTGTAATCGTAAGGAAGTTTTACAAACTTGCTCTCGTCCAAATAAACTGTTGTGCAAGTTTTAGTGACTGGATCAACCTTGACAACTTCAGTTGGATTAGACCACTTCACATAATGATATGGCATATCTGTGACTGGCATCCAGTTCTTTTCGCAATAACTATCATCTTTCTTTGGGGCAGGAATTCGAAATCTAGAAACTTCCTTAACTTCACCGTCAAGTATGGCAAGTTCAGACAATTCCATACGACCCTGACCATTAGTCGTCGTATCTCTTCTAACACCGCTGACGTAAAGTTTATTATCCCATCTTACTACACGGCAATCCTCTAAACCAACAAATTCCCATATTGGTTTTACGTCTAGTGCTTTAGTATTAATTGGGGAAAATGATTCAATTAAAAGTGTATCTTTATTTACAGTACAAAAGTAATTCGTTGTAGTTAGAGTGATATCATTTTCTGGATTTAAGTATACTAGAGGACCATACTCATGCTCATAGATATTTTTTTCAGAGTGATACAACGTATATTGACAGTGTCTTAGATTTAAGAGCAATGAATTTGTCGTATCATCTTTGTATATTGATGGGTTAAACAGCCCAGTCCCATTTGTAAATGTGGCTGGAATGACCAGAGGGGATATTTTACCACCATTATCTAATACATATTTTACAAAATTTTGCATAATTACCACCGAATAATATTATTTTAACCAACCAATTCGCTTTCCTGCTGCTACTCTACGATCATATTCTTCGTGACTGCCTGGATAACGCCACGCCCAAACTAACCAGAATAACATAAACAAGCCAATAGAAACTAACGCAATTGGCTTCATACTAATATATATCAGCCATGCGTAACTGGCTGCACAACAACCCAACATAATAAACTTCACGCGAGTTGGATAAATCTTTTTAGACTTCCAATCTTGCAGGTAAGGTCCAAATTTTGGATGATTGTACAGCCAGTCATGGAGTTCTGGAGAACTTTTAGCGAAACACCAAAGTGCTAATACCGCAAAAGTTGTCATTGGAATGCCAGGAACGATTGCGCCAATATAAGCACAACCTACAAATAACAGTCCAAGACTTCTCCAGAGCCATTTACGCATAAATCACCTATTACTCAGCAGCAACGGCTGGTTCTGCTGGAGTTGCTGTAGCAGAAATGCCTTCAGCAGGAACTTCTTCGGCAGGAGCCTCTACCACTGGAGCATCAGCAGCAGGTGCTTCAGCAGGTGCCGGAGCCTCTCCACCACAAGCAACAAGACCAAGAGCAATTAAACTAACTAGAATAAACTTCTTCATTTCGTATCTCCTATATTATAACCATCATTTTAGTATCATCATTTCATCAAGATTTAAACTTTTTCCTTTAGTTTTCCATTGATGACGTATTATATAGTTACTAATCATTCTACTTTCAGCAACAACCCAATTAGAATCGTTTATTCCATCTACTGGATCGTGATCAAAGTTATTTTCGAAAAGCAATGGAAAGTTGCATACAGTATTATAATTAAACATCAAACAATTTTCAACACAAGGATCATATAGCCCATCTTGAGAGGATATTTTATATTTACCAGGACCAACATACATAATGTCTAACAATTTTTTAGCGTGCGACCTTTTAATCATGAGAGAAGAACCCCACCATCTTCCCCATCTAAAGTCTAACTGTAAATCGCTTAAAGTTTTGGTGTTAATTTCAGAATGCATTCTTACTAACTGAAGGCACTCCCAATCAGAAGGTAGTTTACTATAAAATTCTTCCCAAGTAAAATTCCAATATTCTATACTCTCGAAAGAGATATCATCTTCGCAAAAAATTGCATATTCTTCGTCTGAACTATCGTACCACGCTTTTATTGCATTTATGAATGAGATAGTAGCCCCTATGTGTAGATTTGGGATTTCTAATCTTGGAGAATTAATTACAACATCAATTTTATCTTTAAAACTAGAAAACCTAGGAGTTACATAGATATGATATTTTATATTGTATTTTATAAATTGATCTAGCATGTATTTCCTTCGATCTATGCTTTCTTGTAAATTAATTGCATAGACCGATGGAAAATTTTTCAATTTATCTAAAAAATTCATGTTTGTTAGAGTTTCATCATATTTTGTATTGGAGTGTTTAATCCTGTTTCAACCCACAATTTTTTAAAATACTGATATGATTTTATGTGATAGTTATAATATTTTTGGTAAACATCGCTATTTTTTGGAGCATTATTCATATTTAAAGAAGAATCTAAAAATTGAACTGCCTCTAAAAATAAAGGAAAATTATAAATTGTACCGTGATTAGTAAATAGCATATTTTCAACAATTGGAAAAAGTCTCACGTCAGGTCTATCTGGTGGCACAATATCCATAACTAATTCGGTTCTAGAAATATAGTGTCTGTCAAGAATTTTTTTAGCGTGACTTCTTTTCATCATAAAAAATGATCCAAAGTCGTCCCATCTTTTTAGTTTTAAAGACAATGATGGAATTTCCTCTATCCCATATTTGATGTATGTATCTCCATCCCAATGATTTTCTCTTAGAAGTTGAACACATTCCCAATCTTTAGGTAAATTAGCAACAAATTCATCCCAGGTAAAAGACCAATAATCAATAGTAGAAATATCAGTATCATCATCAACGAAAATAGCATATTCTTCTTCAGCCATATCATACCAATGTTTGATTAAAGTTAAAAATGCTATATTAATTCCATGCGAACAATAATCAGAAAATCCGCTATCTGTAAACCAGCAATGAATTTTATAGTTTTGTTTAATTTTCTCATATGGTTCAGTTATTAGACAATTACTTTTAGTAAGCCCATATTTCATAAACTGATTAACCATATTGTCTCTACGAGCCTCAGATGTTTTTAGGCTCGGAAAATTTATTGATGGAAAATTCTTTAACTTTTCGCTATAGTCCATAAAGATACACCCAAAAATTAAATTTCACACCCGCCTGCAGCCGTGCAAGCAAGTTCCTTTGCTGAAGTCGTCGTATCGGTTTCTTCCATGAACTCAATCCAGTTGATGTCAACATTCTGAGTTGCAAGAAGTTCCTTATACTTCGCTTCATCAATTTCTTCGTATGGTGCTTGGCGATAAGAACCATTGTCACGTGGCAAGAATGAAACGCCAGACAACGATGCGATGTTCTTAAACACCCATGCACCAACATCCATCCACTCATCATCACCGACGTATACGGTGATCGAAGGCTTGTGTTCGCACCAGTGATCCTGATAGACCTTCCAAAGTTCCAACTGTTCAATCGCAGTCATATCGTGACGAGTGACGCAGTTCTTTGGCGCCTTCATTGGGAATGAGAACACCCAGTTGCTCTTGCTGTAGAAATCTTCTTCAGCAACGTATCCTTTGTTAATCATAAACTGAGCAAGCGGATCCTTCATGTCAGCGCGGACGCGACGAATATAGTATTGAGAATAACGAGGGTGAATGCCTGAGGCTGAATCAACCAACTGTGAAACAGTACCAGAAGGCTTGACGCAAGTGATTGAAGCAGATTGTGGAATACCAAGTTCATCAGCAAACTCCTTGTTTACAGCAACGCAATGTTCACGAATTGAATCGAGCGCGTCAGCAAGTTTCTGTGATGGCTTGTTGAGCAACTTGTTATCGCAAATGCCTGTGAGTGAAACACCAAGCAAACGCTCTTCGTCACAGTTATTCTTCCAACGCTTGTTGATGTAACGGAAGTCAGTAAGCATTGACTGAAGTGTGCCAATGATTGTGGCAAGACGTGCCTTACGCTTCAATGAATCGACATCATCTTCTGCGCGCACAACAATTTCTGAAAGATTACAGAATTCAAATGGACGCAAAATAATTTCGGAACATGGATTGGTTCCAAAGTCATGCTTTGGATCGCGACGACCGTACTTGGCAGCAACAGCCTGTGAAGCAGCGCGTGAGAAAATACCACGCTCACCTGAACGTGACATGTATAGAGCATGCCATTCGTTCATGAATGTATCCATGTCTACCTTTTTATCATACACCGCTGATATATTTGCCAACGCTCTTTGACCGTTCGCTGTCCACCATTCACCTGACTTTGCGTGACGCAAGTGGTCATCGTTGAGGTCGGTAAGAGAAATGAGAGCAGAACGGCGAACGCCACCGCAAACGACAATATCAGCAATTTTACAGACGATGTCATGACACTCCAACGTGGATAGTTTCCTACCACGTGCCTTTTGAAAGATGTTAAGGGTAAATTTGAGAAGATCGACGAGTGGCTCTGGACCACTTGCACGACCACCGAAAGTCTTGAGACGCTCACCAGCAGGACGCACTTTGCTCACATCCCACTTGGCAACTTTTCCAGAATACAAAAGCGAAATAAATTCGCGATATGCTGAAGCCCAACCAATCTTGGAGTCAGCAACGACAACAGTCGTGGCAGTATCATGAAGTTCTTCTGGCACTTCAGGAAGTTTGTTCGTGTATTTTGATTCAACAGAGAATCCAACGCCAGTGCCGCACATAAGAATGTACATGACTTCATCAAATGCCTTTGGCGTATCAATGGCAACGTAAGAGCAATTATAACCAGCAACTTGATCTTTTTCTAGAGCAGGACCAGCAGTCATCAAGCAACGCATTGATGGCATGACTTCAAGATTTAGAATTGCTGAACGCAACTCATCCCATGGAACGTTCTTATTATTGTTTGTCTTATTTTTAAAATAACTAATGTAACGATCAACGGTCTCATCCCACGTTTCGCGACGACCAAATTCATCGTTGAATCTTGCGTAACGTGAAATGTGAATAAAATCTTGATAAATGCTGGGAAGTCTGGTCGTCATCTCTTTCTCCTTATTCTTGTGCGATAAATTCGTTCGATAGCGGAAATACCTCAGCAATCACTTTCGCGCATTCTTTAGCAATTTCCATGTGTTCCAGTTGAGTGCCGTTAGCACTACGGAGTTGTATATAGTGAATCCAGGATCTTAATGTTCCGTTCATGTACATCCGAGACATAATTAATCCTTCTGGAAGAACAGCGCGTGCTTGTTCTTTTGCAATACCGTTTCTTACAGCCCAACGGTAAGTGGTTTCTGCGAGTGCAATCAGATCACGTTGACGTGCATCCCATTCATATTGCAACATGATATCAACACCATCAGCAATAGAGTTCTGTCGATTCTTCGGATCTTGTAAACGTGCTTGACGTGTTACAAATTTTAGATCGTTTGTCGGATCAGCATAACGCTGAGAAAATTCTTGAAACGAAAAACTGCGATGACGCAAAATTTGGCGAGCAATGTCGCGTGTCGTTTCAATTTCAAGAACAACGTTGCAGAGTTCAAGTGGTGACCAATGCTGATGCTTGATCAAATACTTGATGAGTTTTTCTGCGGTCTCATTATTAAATTGATTAGAGGGATTGGAAACTCTTGCGCAAAAAGCAACAAGGTCCGTTGGTGTCTCCAATCCCTCTAAAACTGGTTTAGAATACGAAATCAATTTTACTTTCATAATAAATCCTTACGTCAAAAATATTGTTGGCTTCTTATGCTGTAATTCTTTTACTGCACCTTGTGCTGCTAATGTTTGTGCTCTGACAAATGCATCATTGTATTCGGTGAACGTGCTGTCATCGAACCACCACCACTTGTCAAAAAAATATTTTGGCTTGCGCTGATACTCAACGTACCACTTACCTGCGTGAAATTGTAATCTTACTTTTAGAATAGGATGATTGACGATCTCCATTCCCAAATCTGATAGATTGTTACTCATTTCAGCACCTTCTCCAACTCGATAGCCTCAATTTGGCTACTAAACCTTTGACCGTATTTGTATCTATTATACTTTTTATTTCGTCTGAAGTAAAGCCATTCTGTATCATTTCATTGACGTCTTTTCCTTTTACACTCTCAGGAAAAAGACAAACCGCGTGACCAAGATCAACAGATTTTTCAATTTGTTTTACGATGTCACGATTTCGTGGCTCATTATCATAAACAAGAACAACATCTAACTCTGGAAGAACTGCTGCCACGCCGCCCAAATTACTATCGCCGCTGGCAACGCTATTCTCAACAAAATAAGAATCAAACTGTCCTTCCAAGACGTAGATACGTTCTTGCTTGCGCAAGCGATGCAATCCAAACACCTTCTTCTCATCTGAAACCTTTATCGTAACATACCGAATCTTGGTGTCAGACAAGGCTCTGCCAGCGACGTTTGTAATCTCACCCTTTTCGTTAGTGTAAAAGAGTACAATACGATCGTCGTTTGGGACCTCGTCTTTGCCGTGATTTGGGAATTCAGAGTCGAGAAAATCCTTGAATTTTGAAACGAAAAATATCTCGTTCCAAAACTTGCTAGGAATTCGCCTCTTTTCTATATAGGCTCTGGCGTAGTGGTCGGAGGGTAGTTTTTCTACACTATCAAGTGAAGTTTCGTTCCATTTTTTCGCCAATTTCTCAGTTGCCTCTCCACTTCTTGTGGACTGGAAGTGGCTGAACGCATTGCCTTTGAGTTCGGCAAAATCGGGCTTCTTGTAGTTGTGCTGTTTTGTTTCCCCGTTGCTGTATCTTTCGAGGGCATATTGCTTGTAGGTTGCGCCATCAATACTTTCGAGGAATTTTCCAAAAGTTGTTGACTTGCTGCAATTGTGACAGACGAAGAAATAGTCGTTGGACTTGCGATAAACATAGCCACGCGCCTTCAGTTTGTTCTTCTTGGAATCACCGCAATATGGGCAACGGAAATTATACAGGTCAGTTTGCTTTTGCTTGAACTGCTCTAATCGCGTGGATACAAAAGACAAATACTTGCGATCAATATAAACAGACATATAGATAAAATCATAATGACACCAACGGATTTATATTATACACTATTTGATAGGAAAAGGCAACCCTAATTTTGATAGGACCCAACCAACTACAACTGCACCGCCCATTACAACCCAACGCCACTTGTTTAAATCTTCTATCTTCTTCGCTTGCGCTAGATGTTGATCAGCAACTTCAGCGCGCATTGCTTTTATTTCAGTCATAATATCTGAACGCAATTCGTCCATCATATCATGAAGTTCTTTTTTATCTTCAATAGTTCTTTGATCTAACTTGTCTAAAGTTTTGTCAAACTTATCATAAATGACTGTGAAGAAAGAAACCTTCTCTTTCATTGCAGCCATATCTGATTCTATTTTCAATAGTCTTGCCTCGAAATCAATCATTTTCTTCTATCCCGTAGTGATTTTTTAGGAGATATGCTCTCGCTCTTTTATTTTTATCTTTGCAAATCTCATCACTCGCCTTTGTTTCCCAAATAAAAGGAAACAAGCCATGAACAATCAAAATGAATGCCCACTTCCACGCACGGAATAGGTGCGTGAAATAATTACAGCCGCTATTACTCAGATGCGACATTTTAGATTATGGTGAAGTAGAATTCCATGGTGCTTGTTTTGTTACTATCGGAGGATTAGTGAGCAATTCTAAACTATAATCCAAAGAAGATTTAAAATCTGCAACATTAACTTTACTTTCTGCCCAAGAAATAACTTGTTCTTCAGTTAAATTTTCAAATGCAATAAAATTTTCAGGATTAGGGTATTCTAGTGGCAACTTAGAATGCATTTCGCACTGATGAGTTCCGTTATTGGCTATCATCTTCCAACTTATAGATTTAATCAAATCAGTATATCCATTTTCTGAAGGTGCAACATCAAATGCATAAAAATCCCATTTATAAGTTGTCGCCATTTGGTTTCTCCGTAGGTTTTTCTATAATTTTCAAATCTTTCGGTGGAACCATCAATTCTGCTGGCGGTTCCAATTTTTCAAGTTTTGGCATCAATCTCGTGAGTTGTTTTGCACAACCAGCGAGGCTGAATGAAAGTAAAATCACTAGAAGGTATTTCATCATCCCTCCTTCTTCTTCCATGGTAAATCAGGAAGTTTAATATTTATTCCGCGCTTTTCGTTCTCTTCGTCAATCTTATTATTTACTTCGATGATATACTTCTGAAGTGAAGTTAATTGCTGCGCGTTTTGTAAGCAAATTGCATAGTTTTGCGTTACAGTTATAAGTGCTGAGTTGTCTCTTACAAATGAACTGCTTGCATCAGCGGCAAGATTTAGATCAAGTTCAAGCGATGGTGATGCTGCTGCGTTATGCGTGTGAACCCAACCGTTCGACAAGTCATACTGTCCAGGAACGGTGTCGGTTGCTGCTTCGATGATCTTCGTTTCTTTTTCTTTTATCTTCGTGATGCGGTCGACGTATTCGACCTTGACAACTTCACGAATCATTGCTTGCTCTTTCTTTAGAGCGATAGAAAGTTCTTCTGCTTCGTTTGCCGCTCTTTGAATTTCCACTTCACCTTGAGCAATGCCTTTTTTGTATCCAGCGGCAAATGCGCCGCCAACGATAAGAACGACTGCGAGGATCTTATAAGGTAATGGAATCAACATAGATTAATCCTTTGGCCAGACTTCAGCCTCAGTGATATCATTCAGCCAAATGCTTGCTCCGAGGAATTTATCATACAGCCAGAAAAAGCCATTTGATAACCCTCGGAACAATTCCGCAAGTAAACGAAGAATCCAAATGAACGGAACCGCAACTTGCGCGAAGATGTACATTATTCGCACCAACTGGCTTTCTTTTCGCCAAAGTATGCACGAGCGTGACCATTTTTAATCAATAGTTCAGAAAGTTTCTGACCATCAATAATCACGTCACCCAACACACGACCGCCAAACTTGTCATGCTCTTTCAATTCAATTTGAATCTTTTTAGCATTAGCGACAAGATTTTTGGTAAATGCGCTTGCCTTTTCAGCGGCAGCGGCTTCCGATGGGCATCCAGCACGTGCACCTTTTTCTGGAGTGTCAACACCAAGAACGCGCAAACTGAGTTGCGGTTTGAGTGGTGCTGGCATAAATGGTGCTTCGAACACCACTGTATCGCCATCGGCTACTTTGATGATTTTCCAATCGTAAGGATTGGCGTTTGCTACACTTGAGAACGCTAGAAGTGTGGATGCAATAAAGTAACGCATTACTCTGCTTTCTTCTTTGGTGCGCGTGGCTTACGAGCCTTCTTAGCCTTTTCAACCACTTCAGTTACCGCTTCTTCTGTCTTTGCGACAACGGCAACGGCTTCTTCCTTGGCTTCAGCGGCGACTTCCTTGACAGCAGCAACCACGTCCTTGGAATCGAATGCGCCATCGTTATTGAGATCAGGCTTCTTCCATAGTTTCCAGACAACCCAAGCAGCAACAGCAACCAATACTACAACAAGTAATGTACCCATTTTAAACTCCTAATATATTATTTTTTAGCAAATTTCTCTGCAACAGTAGTACCCAAACCAGCAATAACAATCATCATCATAGAATCGTACATATTCTTATCTACAGTCAATCCAAAAAACATATTTAACAAAAACGCTAGGGCAACTAGAAAGGTTGCCAATGCAGTAATAACACGCTTGGATGAAACGGAACCGTCACACCCGTCAGCGACCATTGATCGTAGACCTGCTAATAAACTCATAGTTGTCTCCTGGGAAAGCCAATAAATCAACTATCCATTACAGAGACATTATCTTCTTTTATTTAGGTTTTCAATTGGCTAAAGGATTGTCCAGAGCCTTCTGAATCTTCTCATCGACCTTCTTTTCCAACGCCTTCAGATTGGCGTCGTTTTCCTTGTCGATGGAGCGAATTGACGTCAGAACCTCTCTTTCGAGTTCTCTGTTTCGACGGTCTGCTAGGTCTACGGTCGCTTGAATATCTCGGATATCGTTCTTTAGATCGGTGCGGATTTCACCGACGTAATCGTTGGTCTCGGCGACTAGCGTTTCGGTATTCTCGATTCTTGTTTCGAGTTCGGTCAGGCGTTCTTGAATGCCAGATAGGTCTGGGGCGACGTATTCTTGAATCTGCTGTTTCATGTCCATGTAGTCTTTGTAAAACTCAAAAATGCCGTAAAGACCACCCAAGACAGATGAAACGATACCAGCGGCGATCGTGAGTTTGGCTGGAGTGAAACTGTAACCGCCAATACTAATGACCGTGTTCGGATCAACAGCGGCTTCTAACTCATCTACTTTTTCGTCTAGGTTTTTTGCCATTTTAGTTCTCAAACTTTAGATTTTTTAGCCTTTCAACTTCTTGTCTCAATTTGAAAACTTCCAATCGTTTCTTTTCTAATTCCAACTCATAAAGAATATTACAATTTAATCGCTGCTTTGGTGCGCCGATGGGAATGGTAATTCTTGCGTACACACCGACGTCTTTTACTAACTGGCTCGACATATTCGGATTCACGATCACATTGTTTGATAGATTATCATATGGACTTCCATTATTGATAATTCCAACAACGCCGAATTCAACGTTGGTCGCCGAACCAATTGCAGCATCACATTCAAGTTCACCAGCACGAATTCGATCGGACTGAAAGTTTTGCGGAGCGTTAGGGATTGCCAAATTTAATGAACTTGTTTGCGCAAATCCAACGCTGCAAATAACGAACATGATGAGAAATAAAATCACATTTTTCATCAAACATCCTCATTTTACCTTCGAACATATTCTCGAAGATATTACCGTAATCTGATCCCCAACGGGACTGAGTTTAGATTTGGAGCAAATATAAACAATTTTATCTTTGTCTTTAGCACGAACGTAAATTTCAATGTTCTTGCGTTGTAAATATCCAACTTCAATTATTTTGTCTGTAGTTGCGAATGGCATCGGATTCCAATTTCCATCAAACACGGATAATTCGTAGAACGTCACGTCGTTTCTACTGTTGAACAACTCCATTTTAGCAACGAGTATATCATCTATATAGGATACTTCGAGTTTAGGGTATGCAGGGGTGAACTGGTGTCCCTCTGCCTGCATACCCATAAACCCGAACAATAAAAATAACAAATATTTCATATAATTACTTAGCGATGCACTCTGCGTTGATCACAGCGCGATATGTTCCAGATGGAAGTGCCTTATCATAACCGTATTCAGCAGTTGAACTTGCCTTGAACCAGGTGGTTCCTGCAACGGTTAGATCAAACTCAGTCACGTTATCGAATACAACCTTGTTTGTATCATAGGCTGACATCAATGGATCAGAAACACGAGCAGTAGAAACGCTTCCTGTCCAGTTTACAACGTCTGATAACGCTGGGCTGGATGAGAATGTTCTTGGTGTTGAGATTACAGCCTTGAAAAAATTAGCCTGTAATACATCAAAACGTACAACTGGTTGCACGCCACCATCTGCCGCTGCTGTGCTGAGTTTATCTGGGGTTGGGTTTCCATAAACACCTGAGGTGTCTGAAACGATCACGCACTTCGCAGCAACATTACCAACAATAGGAACTTCTACAGCAGAAGCCCTTGTAACCATAGACAAAGCAATTACAAATCCTATTGCTAGTGATTTCTTGAACATTAAATTACTCCTATTCGGTTTCTAGATTAGCATACTGAAGGTCAACCATTTGCTCATGAAGTAACTGTTGCGCCAAGTTGTTACGAAGTGCTCTGGTGTTATCAGGCAACTTTGCATCAACTAGACGAATTGCGTCTTTATATTCTCCACCTGGAATTGTAATTTCATAACTACTTGGAATTTCAGCAAGAGTAAAAAAGTTTTGTGCAGCGACTGCGGCGTCAGCGGTAAGTAAAGCAGTATTCACAGCACTCAATGCTGCTTCCATACGATTCTGTCTTCGCTCGGCATTCGCCGCTGCTCTTGCGCGTTGCTTTTCCTTTTCATCTTCTTCATCTAAAGAGGCTTTACGCTCAAACTCTTTACGAATGTATTCATCGTTCAGTGGATCGTCAATTTCAGTGGTCTCAACATTATATTCTGGATTCTTGTATCCAGGACATGCTGGGCTGCTTTGCGGATCAAAGCAAGGATCATATTGAAAAGTGTAAATGACAGAAGCGTCTAGAACTCTACCGTTTCCTTCAACGTCGATAGATCCATCGCCCCAGTTATCGGCAAAAACAATAGGAACTGGAACGGACTTCTGAATCGTGTTTCCTGGCAATTTAGACCAGTTGTCAGTATTGCGAAAGATATAGCCATCGCCTTTCGCGTTTAAATTTGAAATGTGAACGAGCATATCGTCTTCAGGCTTCTTCTCAGCCGTGTAACGATACACCACGCCATTGATTTGCAATCCTGCCACTTGAGGCAGAATATTCTTCATTACCCAATTATATCCAGCAGACGCTGCGTTCTGCGTCTGACCGAATACTAGATCTTCAGAGTAAGAGTAAGAGGAGCAAACTAGCGACGCCGCCAGTGCCCAATAATGTTTTAGTTTCATCCGACATGCCTCCACGCTTCTTCTGATTTACACCAGGCTGCATTTGAGGATTATCATTCCATGCAGCCTTCGCATCTTTACCAATCATTCCATCATATGGACATGGAGTGCCCGCATTCATCATTGCATCGAACACTCTTCTATCTTGACACATAACGGAGACTGCTGCGACTTTCATTCCCATATCATATAGCGTCTTGGCATTCTTCAACATTTCGCAATTCATATCCCGAACTTGAGTCCCTGTTGAGAGACCCAAAATTTGAGTTTGGACAGCACCCGCAACGCCAAATGTACATAAGTCGCTGTTAGAGGTGTTGATGGTAGGGGAAATTGCAGATGGTGGCGGTGATTTTAGCGTCGTTTCCGACGTAGAGTTCGTTGTTACCGTACTCGTCGTCGTAGATTCCGTCACAATAGGCACTGGATCAGTCGTATTCGTAGTGGTCGTCTGAGCCTGTGCTATTGATAGCGAAGAAACTAAAATCACCATCAAGCAAATCAATTTCCCTAATTTCATTGTAACACCCTAAAAAATAATTACAGTTCTCATATTTAGGTATTGAAAGGTGCACGTCAAAGAAGCGACGGTTTTACGTCGCCCCTCAATATACATGCTAAAACTGTACCGATTAGGTGATTTCTTGCCAATCAATAGCAGCGCAAGCAGACATAGTCGCGGTGCTTCCGATTGCTGCGAGGACGAACACTGAAGGCGTAGAAGTAAATGAATTACGCTCTAATTGGAAAGTGAAAATGTCAGCAACAGGGTTCAAAACGCCTGTGCCTTGGTTAGTGGTCGAAAGGAAGGCAGAGGATAATTCTGTTCCACCTGTGAACGAAGTTCCTGTTATGTTATATTCTATGTTCGAATCTGAGCCATAATCAACCCAAGTTCCGCCTGAGACAGTTACATCTTTCATAATTTTTATTTTATAGTTTCCATTCGAAAGTCCCAAGAATGAGAATGTTCTTGGAGTTACAATACAGTCTGACGTAGCGGCTTTTAGTCGCATTGCTACGATTGGGTATGCAGTTCCTGCAGTAGCCATGCTATATGGTGCGTTTATTTCTTGACCGACTGATCTTGGTCTGCCTGTAATTTGATAACCGCCCTCTGAAATCACGGTAGAGCAGATTTGATTCAACGTAGAACTACCAGAAGTTCCTGCAGTGTTCTCAATCTCATAACGGATTGGTAGACATGCAGTTGTCATGTACGTGCTTGCAAGAATATTGGCGTGTTCAAACGTGTGACACAAACAGTATTCGCCGTCAATGACAAATCCCGTTCGAACGGAACCCACTCCAAGCCATTCAATGTCTATGAAGAAAATCTGCGCTTTTGTAATATCAAGTGTTTTTCCAGAAGGACCATTACCGTCAAGTTTATCGTAATTCCAGTCATTGCGAGCAATTGGATTATCAGTTGGCGTTGACGTAATATTTGTTCTTTTCACAATATTGAGAGTTGTCCCGTCCAATTCAAAAAATATTCCGTTTTGTGATCCGAAATAACCCACTCTTTGACGAAGTCCAGTTTTTGCAGAATTCATCACAAATGTGTTTAGAATCAAAAGTGATTTACCAGGCTGATAAGCAAAAACTCTTTTTGATTCTCTGTAAACGTAATTTCCGCTAGTAGTATTGACGTTCATCGAAATCATGCTGGTGTTTGCATTGAAACTTGTGCTTGAACCAGTGGCGCTGTTGGCTGTGTGAAATTTGTCATTCACGATGTAACGATTGAAACTGTCAAATAGAGTGACTGGATTTGAAACGCGCAAACGCCCGAATGCGTCCTTTCTCTGATAGATAAAATCAACTTCTCTATTGTATAAATGTGACATTATATGACTCTCCAGCCGTCGCGGTAAATAAACTTCAATCCGCCGTTGTTAATATTTAAACGAACATAACTCTTATTATCTATTTTATCTGGCGCTGTTGGATAAATGTCGATATAGCGATAAGGATATCCCGCTGTCCCAGATTCATCCTTGACGTAAAATTCTCTTCCAGTGTATATATCAGAAGATGGTGGCAATGTAACAACTACGTTTGATGCAACGTTGACGCCAATATAATAATCATCGTTTGTTATCTGGTAAGTATTTGAAGTTAGATAAACTGTATTTGCTACAATTTCATTTGGATTGATATAATCTAATTGAAAGTAACCATTACGCCACGTTACAAATTGTTTTGGGTCTTGTATTGTCGATCTTGCAAAATCGTCAGCATCATAAATGCGAACAATACCAGTACCACCGCCACCCCAAGAAAGAGTGGAAATCTTCTGCATCATCTCAGCAAGAGTTTTACGAATGCCTTCGATCTCTTTGTCTCTATAGAAGTTATTGGCAGTATTTGCTTTTGGACCAAGAACATTAACGACTTGCTGCACCAATTCTTCTTTTGGAGGTTGTAAATTAGTTTCGGCTGGTTTAGCTGGCTGCGGCGGAAGTTCGTCAAGTGGAGCGATCTCTGTTAAAACTTGAGGTTCTTCAAAAATAGGTTTGCGATTTAAAAAAGTTGTCCCTTCTTCGTAGGCAACTATCTTCTTTTCTTCTTTAAATAATAATTTTGTGAGTTCTTCTTCGCGACGAATGGACTCGACGAGCGCAGGGTCAACTGGCTGACCGAATGCTCTTGCCATTTTCACTAGGAGTTTTTTCTCCTCCAATGTTTTCATAATATCACACTACGAAGCCAGGTTTATAGACTGTTTTTCCGTTGACTGTCACTGCTGTCAAAATTTGTTTGCGATTCTTTCCTTCAGAATAGGAAGCATGCACCCATCCGCTATTTGGTCCTTCTTTCGGATCATAGAACTCTAGGATGATTTGATCAAAGTCACAATTTTCGCTGACCCACTTTGCAAGGTCTGGATTTGGGAGTCCGTCGATTTCGAAGTCCACTGCCTCCCCATTACAATGTTGAGACTTACTAGAACCACCAACAGCAGCATTAAGGGCAGCACCACGGTAGCCACTATTAATACGGACAGGCTTATTATAATGCGCGCGAACAGGTTCAAGTATTTTTTCGCAGACTTTTTTAAGATTTGCAGCATGGGCAGGTCCAGGAGTGTTATCTATGCGCTTACGAATTGCAGTTTCGGACTTCGTAAACTCATTCAATTTGAAATGTGTAGATAACTGCATATCTGGCGTTACGGTGAGTGCCTCGGCGACTGGTCTTGCAACGACGTTCGCTACTGGCGCTGGTGTTGCTGATGTTGCCCAGCCAATGTATTTCTTCGTCTTATCCGAGCGATCTTGTAAGCCGTGTGTGCCACCATTAATTTTCTTAGTAAGGGATAAAATCGCAGCATCGGTTACTCCTTGATCGCAGATTGCCCAAAGTTTATTGCGCTCGAAGAAAAACATTGCTGACTCGAAAGCCAATTCAGTTGCAACGATGTCTGGATTGCTCATGACGTCTGGACGCTTGCAATAATCAGCGAAGGCTTTATAGTTATCCTTGCCAGTTAGTTGAAGCGCACCACGACCACGATATCTCCAACCATCGCCACTCGCTTCAGGACCGTTGCCCATGCGCGATGCATAAACTCGATTAGCAATTTTTTCTGGTTTGCGTTCATATTGTGCTGCGATTGCATCTGTTGGAAAATATTTTCCAAAAATTCCACGAAGACCCTTTGCCGAATAATTCAGATTCTCAGCGAATGCTTTGAATCCGCCAGTCTCATGAGCCGTTTGAGCAAAGAAATGTGCAGCGCGAACAGGCGATAGTTTGTAAAAATCCATCGCTGCTTTGAAAGTTCCTGGACCCCAAGAACCGTCGGCTGTAATTCCAATTTTCTTTTGTAGTGCTGCTAGACTCATGATTCAACCTCAGGCGATATGATCATCGACCTCATCAACAACGTCTTTCATTGGCTCTGGAGCAAGAACTTCTGGTTCTTCCTTCTTTGGCTCTTCCTTTTTATCTTCTGACTTGCCAAGCATAATGCCTGATAGAATACCAGTTAGGAACGTAGCAATTGGTGTGATGAGTTCAAAGAACTTGGCATCATTTGGAGACTGAGTCATTGGCTGTGTCACAAAGATAAGTGAGTACAGAACAACAAAAACAATTCCAGTGAGCGTGAATGCGAGTGATAGACCGACAGTAAACTTCAATCGAGCCATCAATTCAGTTTCAGTATAACGTGGACCCTTAAACATAATCATTCTCCTTTCTGTTCGCAATTACAATCTGCAGCAGGTGCTGCTGGTGTTTCTTCAACTTGTTCAACCTGTGTTTCTGATTGCTCTGGTGGCAATCCATTCAATGTATCGTAGCAATATCCATCAGCCTCGCAAGCAGGACGATTGCATTCTTCTTTGTCCTTATTTTCTGGATCCTGACAAGGATATCTATAACCACCTTCACAACCTACCAATAACAAAGCAGCAAGAATTAGTGATACTGCTTTCATTGTTTACCTCTTTCCGTGTTTTAAGTAATACATCGCTCCAGTTATTTCATCTTGGACAATTATTGGAGAATTTGGATTTTGTCGAGCATACTCTTTGATCTCCTGTCCAACTTCATCCCTACCAACATAACTGGAGTAATGCTTTCTGTGTTTCTTTCCGTGCAATGCCTTGTTAAAGGCTTCAGAATTCACTTTGAATACTGGCTTTCCACCAAAAACATCATGAGGCTTTCTACGCAATATTTTCTTTGCGAGGATTGTGTCATATCCCGCAATCGGTTGTCCTTGAGCAGAACCCAATCCTTGCATTCCAGCGCCAACTGAATTTGCTGGCGCTTCTTCGCTCAGAAATTCTTTGAATGTTTTCATTACTTTTTCTTTTTATTTCCAGAACGATATCCTGGGAGTTTAGTTGTTGCAGCAAGACCTTTCATTGGTCCACTTATACCTTTAACAGCATGCGTCAAAACATTTACTGTTTTTCCAGTTTCTTTGTGTACGCCTTTAATAGTAACAGATATTCCGCTACCTTGTTTATCCATTTTTAATTCTGAAAATTGAGACAAATGAGTATCAATATCTTTTGATGGCTCATCGATATGATGCGTCACACTTGATCCTGCCTCATTGTGAGAAGTGCGAGCATGCATTCTATAAACTGGACTTTTAGTTTTTGCTGCTACGACTCCACGAACATAGTCTTTCAATTCATCAGAAGATTTTTGAGAAAGTGCTTTGTGCATATCTTTAGCCATTGCTCGAGTTGTTTGAAGTTTACTTTCATTTGCTGCTTTACCGCGAGTTGATGTTTTCTCTTTTTTCCATTGCTCGTGATTCTTTTCTCCACTACCAGTATAGCCTAAAGCAGAAAGTTTCTTTTTATGGCTTGCAAATCTACTTAATAAAGTCTTGGCTCCAGTCATGGACTGGAGGCTTTCTAAACCTGGATTGCGAATATTTGGCTCTTTTTGAGAACCATATTTTAATCCAACGCCAACATGTTTTGTAGCACCAGTTTTTGGATGCTTAAATCTATACATAACGTCTGAATCGTTATTTGGATCGTCTTTACCTGTAAATTTGGCAACGTCTTTAGCGCCATTGCTAGTCCAAGCAACATGAGTAATATGCTTAGGATTGTGACCTTGTTCGGTTAAATGCGCAGTCATATGTTCAGCAGAAGACTTAGCATGAGAATCAATTGTTTTATATTCTGCTGGTGTAATTCTTGCTTTAATAGCGTTATGAGTTTCTTCTGGAGACTTACCAGAGATCTCATCACGATAATGAGTTGGAAATGTTTTCTCTGGGTGCATATGTCTGGCATGCAAGAGTTCAAATAATTTACCCTTGTCGTCATTGGATACTGCTTCTACAAGAATATTCGAGTAGGCTTCTTCAATATATTGCTTAAACTTAAACATTTAAAAACTCCAAGAGTTTGACTTTTAATTGACTTTATGATACAATAACTATGTCTGGCATAATGAATGATTCTAAAGTTTTCTCAATATATCTACAAGTTTATTATCTAAACTAATATCACTTGAGATAATGTTCTGCCCTCTAATACCCTTTACAATATTTGGCATAGCAGAAGTGTAGACTAGAAAGGTTTTCAATGCGCTATAGTCTTTAGGATCTATGCGAAAGAATAACATTCTTGTACTTGCTTCAATACCAAATACATTCTGTGTCACAACCAAATGGTTTAATAACAATCGTTCTTTTATGTCACCAGTCACTCTATATCTATAGAGTAGCCTTTTTATATATCGAATTCTTTTATAATCTTCATCGAATTCGCTTTCTACGCAGTTAGGTTTATCATAACACTTCACTGCATACATTGCTATATTTTGTTCAGTCAAATTTTCAAACATAAATTAGACGTATTCGTTACTATTTCCGCTATCGTCGTCTCTTCTTGCTGGTAGATATCTTGGCTTCATTGGTGCTTCATCTTCATCACCCAATAAATCCTCTGTGCTCATGTTCTTTAGATCAGCCAATTCATCCTGACTGACAACCTGAGCATAACCATCAACATATCCACTATCATTAGTATTGTACACGATATAGATGTAGAAACCAGGGTTTTGAGGAAGAGCATAGGTTATCTCAGCATCTAGATTTAGGAATTGATCCGTCATCGTTGCTGGAAGCAATACCCCATAACGCTCAAATGTGCCTCTGAGTTGCGCTAAGAATATTGGTGCATTCTGATATGGTTTATCAGTTAATACTTCTAATTCAGAATTCAGAGTATCAACGTTCTGATCGCTCAACTTGAATGGAACGTCAATAGACTCTTCTTTTAAAAAATCTAAAAATGTTTTCATTTTATGTTTGCATCCATTTCAGGTTTGGTGTTAATTTTAGTTGCAGGCTTGTTAGGGTTTAGTTGTTTATTGCCACGAGCATTTTTTGCTGCTTCTACCACTCGATTGACTGCTTTTGTTATTTTAGTATTAACGGTTTCTTCGCCCATACGTTTCATTTCGCGTTCCATTGCACGTTGTATAGCGCGTTGCGCAGCAAGAGTTCCAGCCTGTGCTGGCTTTTCGACTTTTGAAAGTTTGTCAGATTCAGCCTGAGCCTTACGAACTGCAGGTGACATCTTGTATCCTGCTTCGCGTTCGGCTTCAGTTACCTGCTCGACTTCTTCTTTTTGATATTTGTGAAGATTGGCTGCCCACTTTTGCCCAGTTTTAGATTTCAAAAAATTATGCAGTTGATTATGGGGATTATCACCATAATTTCTAATATTAGGCAAATCTTTTCCGTGCAGTTTTCCGTTCGTTCCACCAAAATAGGTGTCATGCGTTAAAGTTCCAACACGTTTATCATTATGATGCACATCGTAATGGTGCATCTTTGCCTCTGAATCAAATTCCATTGGCATTTTGCGGCTCTTTGTTTTTGTGACTTCGTATTTGTTACTTGCTGCATCAATCTGCTCGGCTTCTTCTTTGATCACCTTAGACTTGACAACTGAGGCTTCTTTGATCATAAAGCCAAGAGCGCGTTGCTGATTTGCAGCACGATTCAAGGCTTCTTGTTCGCTTTTAGCCTCTACTAGACGAGTAACTGTATCAACACGACGACGTAATGAAACGTGCTCATGAGCAGGGTTTGTATATTTGATTTGTACTTGATACTTCATTTTATTAACCTTCTATTGCTTTTTTAGCGGCAGATCTGATACGGGCTTTAATCACGTCGCCATAAGTAATTTTGTTAGGGTTGCCATGATATTTAGCGAGAGATTTTTCGCTAGGTGTCACAGCAATTTTACCTTCTTCTGAGATTTCAGACTCTTCATTCATCTCGCCTTGCATATAATTTGCAGTAGTCGAGATGTAATCTTCGGCTAGAGTAATCTTGCTCTGCACCCATTCTGGAAGGTTGGTATTATCTTCTAGCATATCATGCATGCGCTTGGCGTTATGCATAATGCTGCGAAGTTGAGACTTTGCCATATCACCTTCGTAGTCATACTCGCCTGCATCTGCAGCGTCTTTTGGTTCTTCGTTCATTATATCTTCCCTGGCTAAAACTTCGCGACCAGAGCGCAATGGTGAATGTCCTCTGTCGAATGGCACCTTGCCTTTGATTGCTGCTTCGACGCCCTTAGCACGAACCCAATTGTCTTTTTTCTTTTTATTTTCTAAATTACGTTCATCAACCTGCTCGGCTTCTTCTTTTTTGAGTCCAGCCTTCATTGCTCTTCTAGCAAGATTACGGACATAGCGATGACCCGCTGGTTGTTTTCCTGGTGGCATAGTTGGCTTCTCCTTGACTGGACCACCGAGCGCTGCCTCGGCTTCCTGTTTAGTAACTTCATCAATCTGCTCGACTTCTTCAAAATAAGCCTTCATGTGCGCTTCGGTGTCTTTCTTGGTTTGATTTGGACCAAGACCGCCAAGTTTTGTCATGCGGCGAATATATTTTTTTGTAGCAGCAGCCGCGCGACGATTTTTATTGCGATTTAAGAAGTTTTTTACATCAGATGATTTTGGGCGAGCGGCTGCTTCATAATCGAAGCGCATGTTGGCTTCGTCAATCTGCTCGACTTCTTCTTTCTTCAACTCTTTCGCACGACGTTCTGATGCTGGCATTTCTTGATCTTGTTTTCTTTGCAACTCTGCAGCACGAACATCGGATGCTGGAACTTGACCCGTTGCACCAATGTCCTGTAGACGCTGAGCCAATGCTGGACGTTCAGCGGCAAGTTGAGCAACTGACTTTGTTGTATCAGTGTGTGCTTTTGCTCCCATTGAAGCCAATGACATTGCACCAACTGCGAGTGCCTTTGCAATTTTGCCTTCTTCGAGTTCTACTTCTTCTTTTTTAAGTTTTGCTGTCGCGAGTTTTATACCCGATGCTCTGTTTTTTATCTTTTGCGGGTTTACTGTTTGATATTCTTTACCTCTCAAATCTTTTGCCATAGACTCAATTTCATTCTGAGCCTTTGACTTGTATGATTGCAGAGTTTTCTTTTTTAATTCATCAATCTGTTCGACTTCTTCTTTTACTTTTTTATATTGTTTTTGCAATATTTTCAATGCACCTGATTTAACTTTATCGCGTTTAACTGGATTCGCTTTTTTTCCTAATGCTAATCCTTCAGCACCACGACTTGAAGATGGTTGAGATTTATCCATTTCATCGAGTTCGACTTCTTCATCCATCGATGATCTGGTCACCTTGGAATGTAGGCTGTCATGGACATCGCGCAAGTCATCGTGTTGACGCTGTAGAGTTGGAACATCAAAACTTTTTGCTTTTTTGGCAACCGACTTCTCAGCAGCAGCCTTGATTGCTGCCATTCTCATTTGTGCAGGAGTGAGTTGAACTGGCTCAGTTCCGCGTTGTTTGTTCAATGCAGCAACTTCATCTGGCGACCAAACTCTGCCCTTGTCGGCTTTCTGAGAAACTCCAGCACCACCATGTTCTCCGCCAACGGCAAGACCCTTCGTAGCACCATAGGCAGTTGCGCTTGCTGCTGCAAGTTGCTTTGCTCTTACAGTTGGCTTGACTTCTTTGGATGCTTGCTTGACGCTTTCTCCAGCCCCATGACCGCTTGACTTGAGCCATGATTGAAATGCTGGATTCTTAGCATGAACTTTCTTTAGTCTGTCTTGCATTACTTTTGAACCAGAAGTAAATGCTTTATCCCATGCTTTTGTTGGATCTGCCATGTTAATACTCGCTAATCTGTAGTTTTAAATCCGTTGTTCCGCGCTTTATTCTATGGAAGGTATATGACGGAATCACATACTCTTTCCCAACTATCAAAGGCTCTGGAAGGTCATCTTCGAACTGAATTTCCCAGCCTTCTCCTTCCAAAACAGTCACAATTCTATTATTTTTATCGCGATGCCATACTAATTCTTCGTTCAAAACGTCCTTCGAGAATGTTCTGAAGAACGTTTTATTATTTAGTTTTTCGTCGGTATATGCTGACACCATTACCACCAAGTCTTCCCAGAGTTGCTAAAGAATCTTGGCCATCTGCAAGCCCAGTACGAAGCCGAGGTCTTATCCTTGTTGGTCAAGCAGCGATGACGAGCGACGAAAGAACGAACTCTGGCTGGATCATTAAATTTCTTAGCCATTCCAGATTGACTGAAGCGAACCTTCTTTACGCCACCATCGCCTGTACGGACATAAACCGCACCGCCGCCGCCTTCGCGCCATGGCTTGCCGATACCTTTACCATCTGTTGGGTCGGATTCTTCTTTCATAGGAACCGAATACTCTCTATACGGATCAAACTCATCATCGTCAGATCTGTGTTCTTTACCGCCCATTCGATTTACAATTCTATTGTAGAGTTTAGATCTCGATGGCTCATCGCTGCTGCCAGCAAATACCATTGTTTTTAAACCGTGTTTTTTCGCGTGTTTTTGTGCAATAGACTTAACTGTTGAGATGATTGAAGAAGCCTTTCCACCACCTTCGCCAGTAATTTCATGTTCCCCTGCTTCAAAATATTTTCTGTCTCCATGTTTACCTACTGGGACAAAATCTGCAGGTTTTTTTCCGTGATACCCGAACGATAAACTGCCCTTTTTACCTTGAAAGCGATTAATTGAGACAGAATAAGTATGTTGTAGATTTCCTTTTCCTGGGATTCGGAATGTGTACAGGTGTTCAGGTCCATTTTCGCTTTTAGGGTCTTCTGGGCGTAAAGTCCCGTGATATGTGTGTGGATAAACTGTGTTGAACACCTCATCAATTTGTTCCATATCTTCTTCGAATGGATAGTCAAGAATCACTTCCCGACCTTCGTAGATTGCCGTTTCACCGATGTCTGAATTGAGCATATCGGCTTCCCATTCATCAGCAGGAGTATATTGTCCTTCTGCATATAGACGCTTGGCTTCGTTTATCATCTCAAAGAACATATCTGATCCTGGACGGAAGACGTTTTCAGTGAACGAAATCTTATTCTCGAGATGGTACTCAACGGCTTCTCTAAGTTTTTCTTCTCTCGTAAAAACAGAAGTGATTGGCAATCCATCCACTGTCATGTTTAATCTGTCTGGAGAAGGTGGCTTAGATTTTGTTTTTTTTGGTTTTAGCGTCGGAGTGACATCTACTCCATCAACAGTTTCTTTTCTTAAACTTCTAAAATCTTTTTTGGCATAAGCAGCAGTTTCATTACACTGACAATCGCCGCCGCATCCGCAATCTGTTTCTAATGGAGTTTCAATTTCTTGCTCTTGACCAGGAGTCATAGCAATAGCATGTTTTTTATACTCATCAGTTCCTACTAATTGCATTTCAGAAATATTGTTTTCTCTTGCTGCCAATACTTTTGTTCTATTACCCTTTCTAGGTAGTCTGCGAAGTTTTTTTGGTAGTTCTTCTTGAAGTTCTTCTTCCTCTTTTACTGGAACGCAATTAGGAACTTTTTTCCCATTCTTAGTTTTCATGCCGATTGCGGTATAACCCTTCCAGCATGCATTTTTTAGATCGCCAGTAGCCTTTTTAATTTCAGTTAGCGATTTTGGTCTAGGTTCATCTTTTTTTTCAATTTCTTTCATTTCTAAACCTAGAGAGATAACTCTTTCTAGGAGTTTCTGAATTTCGCTAGCAAAGAAAACTTTCTCCATTTCTGAAGATTCGTTTAGATTGATTGAGTTATTGAATACATGTGCCTCAACAAACGCAGCAAGTTTTTCTGTCTTTAGGAATTTATCAATACGCTTGTTTTCTTGAATAGGATTCTCGCGTTGTTCATTGCGTAGACGTGAGACTTTATTGGTAACAGAAACGTAAACGAAATCGTAGGTGTATCCGTGCTCATGCAACATGTCTTGAATCTTAGCAATTCGCGATTCATCTAATGCGCCATTAATGACGAGATTAGTTTTGCTCTCATACAATTCATTTGCTGATTGATTTAGAATTTGATCAGCCTGTACCTCTGTGAGATCAAAGCGTGAAAAGATGTTATTCAAAACATAGTCTTTTCCGCTACCAGGTGCACCAAGTAAGAAGATTCCAATAGGATTGATTGATTCCATTTGCATTCCCGCTTTTACTGTGTCGTGTATTTGTTTGCCAAGTTTTTTATCACTGTAGTGTGAGACGAACTCATCTTTCTTTCCAGCAGCAACTAGACCGCGAAGTTTAGATGCTGACATTCCTTCTGCGCCTTCGGCATCTGGATCGCGATGTCCTGCTGACTTAACTTCCACTTTTTTAATTCCAGGAAATTCTTTTTTACGATATTTCGTTAGCAATCCCTGAAACTCAGCAACGCGATCAGAACCAACAATCATTGTCACATGAGTATGACCTTTTGATTCTAGGTGTTTCATCGCATCAATTGCTGTTCTAACTTTTTCGTGAGAAATAACATTTGCCTCAGGAAACAATTTGCGCATAGCGCCCACTTTTTCCTCATGCGACATTGGATTTTTCTTAGGATCTTGCGTACGAGTAGGAAAAATATAATGAGTTCCACCAGTTGATTCGGCGTGATCCTGAACTGCCTTTACCAGTTTACCATGACCCTGTTCGGTAGGAGGATTGAACCTGCCAAAGGTAAATGTTGCTTTACTCATATTTTTGCTCTTAATAGTGCGCTTCTTGCACGATTTGCTTTACTAAATTCTAAGCGATTTACAAGTTTAATTCCCTTAGAAACAAACCCTTCGCCGCCTGATTCTTTTCCTGCGATTTCAGTTTTGACACCGCCATGCGCAGTTTTATTTAGAGCATCTGCAAGAGCGTTAGTTGCTTGCTGAACGTGGTGATGAATTTCAAATGAGCGATTGAAGGCTTCTTTGTTATTATCAATGTGAGCCATGTGAGCATCGCGCTGCGCTGCTTTTTGATTCTTAGCCTTCTCAGTTTTTACTTTGTCGATTTCTTTTTGTAATCTTCCGCCGAGGTGTTTCTTATAACCTTCGACGCTTGGCTTTTCGCCAGTATCAAGAGTTGAGTTTATATAAGTTCTTAAGTGTGTTTCATGACCTGCTAAATGACCATAGTCATGGTTTTTCATTAGAGACTGAGCAGCAGAAATATGTTCTAGGACTTTCTTTTTTGCTGCAGCAGGAATTTTTTGTTGTTCTTTTGAAACTGAGTGATCAACCAAATGCACATCTGGGTGAGAACGGAATTCTGACTGATCAATAACAGGCGTCGCCTTACGCTTTGGTCCTTTGAGTTCAGTATGAAGTGCTATACTGACTCTAGATTTAGCAAGTTTTTTGCCTTCTGAAGAATCTTTAGGGACTGAATATGAGACTGTATTAGGTGTGTGTCCAATACGACCACCCTTTTCTTCACGAGTTTCAGGTGTGGACATAAACCCACCCTGCCATTCTCCAGATCTATTAGGAAGAATTTTATGAGCGTGTGCAAGAATAGTCTTTAATGGACTTGCTAGATAAGGCTTGTGTCCATGCTGACGTTCAATGTCATCATTAGAATAATTATAACTTGAACCAGCGCCTTTATACTTTACTCCGACTTTGCCTGTGTCATCTCTTTTGATTTGAAATGACATTCTGTCGTCAATTTTACGAGTGGCTGGGGTACGACCCATCGCAACACCCCTGAGTGTAGTCAGAGCATGTTGCGCGGGTTTCGGACCATCAAACGTCAGATCGGAAGGGTGCTCTATGTGCTGAATGCCAACTGCTTCTTTGGCTTCTGATAGAAATGATTCTACGAATAGTCGAAATCGTTGCATTGCCCTTCCACGCTGTGGGAGAATATTATCTATTTAGTATAGATTAGGTTTCATTGTACTCACAGCATTTACAAGAGCATCACGAACATCTGACATTGCGTCATATGCTGGAATGGTGCAAGTAGAACGACCTGCCGCCGTTGCAGCGCGGAATTCGTCTGGCGTAAACCACTGAGGCTGGATACCCATAATCTCAGCGAGTTCATGCATGTTCACAGAACCCTTGTTGACTAGGTTATAATACCCATCTGGAGCCTCATCCAACATCAAATCGCAGGCTACATTGACCGCTTCATCAAGATCTGTCAAAGAATTTTGACCTGCATCGATCAATTTTGCGTTTTTGGCGTAGTTGTAGACCTTGTATAGGTAGTTTTTTGGCTCAACCTTACCCGTAAATGGCATACGAATACGATAGACCTGAGCCTTATCGCCCAAGTATACGTCTGAAACGCCCTTTGCAACTGAATAGGTGCTGCCAAAGAAGTTTGGTGGGGCATCTACGGTTTGAATATCGCCTGTATAGATACAACCGCTTGAAAAATGCGACATTCTGACGCCATTTTCCTCAGCAGCGGCATACAAAAGTCCTGGATAAATTGCGTTCCCGTAAACTGTATTCTGCTTATCCAATTCACAAGCATCCACGTTTGGAGTTCCAGTTACGCCAGCGCAATTTACCACCCAATCATAACGGTTTTTGTGTAAAGCACTGATTGCAGAATTGTGGGATGCCATTGTTACGACAAATCCACGCTCCACCAAATTGTCGAATACCTTTTTACCTGTCCAACCACGACCAACTACTAGAAAATGCATAATCATAATTAAACCCTCATTGTCAAAATTTTGTTTAGATACTTACCATAATCCGACTTCTTATACTTATTCGCCGCATATTCAAGATCCCATGCAGAAATCCATTCATTACGATATGCAATTTCTTCAGGGCAAGCAATCATCGTTCCAGTTCTACGCTGGACTGAACCGACGAACGTTGACGCCTCAGCCAATGATTCAAACGTACCTGTATCAATCCAAGCAATACCACGGTTTAGATACTCAACGTTGACCTGATTCTGTTCTAGATACATTCGATTCAGATCAGTAATTTCCAACTCACCACGAGCAGATGGCTTGAGTTGTTTTGCATACTCAACAACCTTGTTGTCATAGAAATACAATCCAGTAACGGCATAGTTACTTGGAGCAACTTCTGGCTTTTCAATAATGTCTACGGGGTCGCCATTCTCATCAAGTTTCAAAACCCCGAATCGTTCTGGATCATGTACATGATAGGCAAACAATGTACAGCCAGGATTACTCTGTGCGAAATTGAAACGATTGATTAGATCATTTCCATAAAAAATGTTATCGCCAAGAATCAAAGCAACGTCGCTCTTCCCAATCCACTTTTCAGCAATTAGAAAACACTCAGCAATACCATTAGGTTGTAACTGAGTTTCGTAAGATATTTGTAAACCCCACTGATTTCCATTACCGATTAGATTCTCGAATGGTGCTCTATCAGCAGGTGAAGTGATAATCATAATATCACGAATGCCAGCAAGCATCAGCGTCGACAATGGATAATATACCAGCGGCTTGTCATAAACTGGCAATAGTTGCTTGGATACAACTTTCGTGCATGGATAGAGACGAGTTCCCAACCCACCACTCAATATAATTCCCTTTCTCATAAGTACCACTCCACTGTCTTTTCAAGACCATGTATAATATTAGTTTTCGCTTTCCATCCAAGTTCATTGTAAATCTTTTCAGCATTCATAGCATAACGCATATCGTGACCCTTTCTGTCTGTCACGAAATTTAACCAATCAGTATAACGATTGACATCCTTACCCATAATCTCAAGAATCAATTTGATCATTTGAATGTTTGTCAATTCAACTCCACCACCGATATTGTATCGCTCGCCAGATTTGAAATTCTGACCGATCGTCAACAAAGCCTCGCAGTGATCTTCGACAAACAACCAATCGCGAACGTTGATGCCCTGCCCATAAACAGGGATTGGTGTATTGTTTTTGATGTGGCGAATAATCGTTGGAATAAACTTTTCGTTGTGCTGACGAGGACCGTAGTTATTCGAACAATTAGTCACAACCGCGTCAATCTTATGTGTGTTTACATAAGCACGAACCAAATGGTCGCTGGCTGCTTTGGTTGCTGAGTATGGATTGCGAGGATCATATGGAGTTGTTTCACTAAACTCAGGATCATTAGGACCAAGACTTCCATAGACCTCATCAGTCGAAACATGGACTAACTTGCCGCCATACTTGCGAATGCACTTTAGAATGTTGTGAGTGCCATTAATATTAGTGCTGAGGAAATCATCGTCACCACGAATAGAATTGTCAACGTGAGACTCAGCAGCAAAATGAAACGTAATGTCTGGTTCATAGGTGTGATAGATCCCATCCAGTGAATCTAGATTGCGAATGTCGACTTTCTTGACGGTAAGTCGCCAATCGTCGTAGTATCCGTTTAGATTTGATCCGTTAGCAGCGTATGACTGATTGTCAAGAACGACAATCTCATCGCTAGGATATTTTTTCAGGTGAGAGATTACAAAATTAGAACCAATAAATCCCAAACCGCCAGTCACAAATGTCGTCATAAATTATTTTTATAAACCTTCTTCAAAAATTTATTCCAAATTTTAGGGTCCTGTTTACGAAAAGTTTGGCGATACATAAAGATCGCCTCACACTCGCGCCAACTGATCTTATGCGCTTTTCGTAATTTATTTATATTCAGTTTCTCAGCCTGTGTTTCGTATGCATGAGCATCCAGTTCGTCGGGATTGCCATAGTACATAGCCTTCAACTTGTTCTGCTTCGGCTTCGGCTTGTATTCTTTTTGCAAAAGCAATGGACGACCTTTTTGCTGATACTTGTGCCGATACTCATGATGAATGGCTCGAATGATCTTCACAGCCAGATTCACCGCACCCTTCTCAGTTATAATTGCCTTCTTAGAGTCTTTCGGGAAACTCAACTTGATGAAGATGTGCTCAGGAATAAAGTCTGAAATACGATTGCAATAATGACCGCTGACAATAATATTATGATCCTTATAATACTCAGAGTCAAATCTATCAGAGCCAAAAGTAACAATGTTTCGATTGAATGTTCGATTCAAACTACGAATGATAGAAGGTACGCTCTTTTCACCAACCCAATCTTCGGCAAGAGCATAGACCTTCTTCTCAATTCGCTGAAGTTGCATTACACTTTGAGATTCTTGAATTTATCTGTGCTGCTGCGACCGCGATCGAACACAGGCTTTGATTCCGCTTCCTTCATGACTGCATCTTGCGCTTTTTGTTCAAGATCATAGAGTTTCATTTTACCGCGATCTACTCCAATAGTAAACCTTTTATGCAAATTCGGATCATTGTAACGATTCTTCAACTGCTTCACGAGCAACTGATTCAACTGCTGCAGTTCTTCTGTGCTCACCAATGCAAACATAAAATCAGCAGTAGCAGGCAAACCAAAAGACTCTGAAGTATCTTCCAGACCAGGATCTGAGTTCGAAAAGCCCGAACGTGTCGTTTGAGTTGCGGAGACAATCGGCACGTTGTTTTCAACGGCAAGTCCGCGCAGTTCTTCGGCGATCGCTTTGATGTAAGTGTAGGAATTGACATTCGCGCCAGCCTTGATTCGTGCGGATGCGCAAATATTTAGGTAGTCGATGAAAATAATATCTGGACGGAAGTTCTTTTTCAACGCAAGTTCATTGATCAATGCACGGAAGTGTGCTGGATTTGCCGAAGCGGTCGGATATTCTTTGATGATGAGTTTACCCTTTACACGCTCCTTCAGTTTGCCCATGCGCTTTTCATACATGTCTTTCGGCATGTTCATTAGATCATCAAGGGATACGTTTAGAAGATTCGCGTCAATACGTTCAGCGATCTTCTCTTCAGCCATTTCTAGCGTGATGTATAGAACATTATAATTTTGCGTCAGGCAAGAAGCAGCCACATGACACATGAAAAGAGACTTACCGACGCCAGTACCTGCAAGAGCAATATTAAGGGTCTTTTGCGGAAGTCCTCCTTTAGTGATCTTGTTGAAGTATTCAAGATCAAACGGGATTCTTTTTTCGATGCGATGATAGAAATCGTACCGATCAGCGTAATTATCCAAAAAGTCGTGACCAATATTAGGATCGAAACTAACGCCCAAAGCATCAGAAAGCAAAGTAGGAATGCTTCCTTTGCCGCGATTTTGATCTTTTCCGTCCAGGATCTGAATGGAATCCATGATAGCATTGTAGATAGCCTTTTCTTGACAAAACTTTTCGGTCGTGTCAAGAAGCCATTCGAGTTTTTGTTCGGATTTGTCAACTGCAACTTCCTTTAGTAACTCAAGCGATTTAGTGACTTCGGTCTCAGTAAGTTTTGTAGATTCCTTGAGACTAATCTCCAGTGCTGCTATCGGCGGCGGACTGTTGTACTTGAGAATGAACTGCTTTATTTCTTCGAACAGTTTTCTTTCGTGGCTTTCGCTCAGGTACTCGCTTTTCAGAAACGGCAACGACTTCCTCATGAATTGTTCGTTCCGAATCAGATTCGACAAGATCAGTGTTTCCGTTTTCATTCTTTTCCCTTTTCGCTGTTTCGATAGAGTTAGTAATTATATTACGCATAATGTTAGAAGTAAATCGGTTGAATGCCTTTGACTTTACATCACAATTGTTCACATTTGAAATAACATCAATGTCAAAAGTTAATAGATTATTTTCACCAACACGAATATTTGAATACTCGACAATCACACCATCATATTTTCTGAGAAGTTTGACTGCGAACGTACCAGGTTCACCAGCAAGATCAAAGAAAAACGTGTAGTGCTTGTCGAGTTTGATTCGCTTGACTGCGTACCAAAATTCAATTTTAGCAATGAGATCTAAAATTTTATTCTTCATCGTCACTATCTACGCTTACTGCATTGCCAGCAATCGCTGAACTGAACTGGTAATTATCGCGAACCCACTGCTTGAAACTTTCGCTGGAAAGAATGCTATCCCAGAATTCAGCGCACTCAGTATCAGCCATGCGCCACTTCTTGCTATCAACTTCACCAGTGGTAGTGTTTACCTTGGCATACCAGCCAACGTTTGGCTTCGTTACATGACCAGATTCAAGAGCCATATCAAGTAAGCCACTGTAACGAGAAATGCCACCATCGAAACGTACAGTAACAGGAATCTTGGCTTTTTCTCTGACATAACGCGACTTCTCAACATTGATAATAAAGTTGTAACCGATTAGTTCTGCACCATCCTTTTCTTGTTGACGTCCAAGAATGTAGATGTTATCGGCTGAGTAATAGGAACCTGTTCCGCCACCGACAATATCCTTGGGAAACATACCGATCTCTTTATAGGTATGATTTACAACAACCATAGGAATGTCCTTCAGGGTGAGGTGAGGCGTCACCATACGGAACAGGGATTTTATTTGCTTGGCGCGAGTCATGTCACCGACTGACTTTTGCTCAAGGGCATCTTCAACTTCCTTCTTTGACGCAAGATTGCCGATTGAGTCAACGACGATCATAATACGATCACCACGCTCAATATTGCTCAATTGCGACATAATATCAAATTTTAATTGTTCAACGTCTGTGATTGGCGTATGAACAACGCGATCTGTATCAATTCCGAATGACGTGAAATAGTTTTGCGGAGTACCAAACTCCGAGTCATAGAACAAAACTACTGAATCAGGGTACTTGTCTTGATAGGCTTTCGCCATCAAAAGACTAAATGCGGTCTTGAAGTGCTTCGACGGACCAGCCCACATCGTAAGACCAGGAGTGAAACCGCCGTCAAGATCACCAGAGAACGCAACATTCACTACAGGGATGCTGGTCTGAATCATATCCTTGGCGGCAAAGAACTTGGACTTCGCAAGAATAGCGGTGTCCTTGATCGTAGAATTTTTCTTGAGTTTTTCGAGTAGGCTCATATTTGTATCTCCGTTTGGCGATGTATATATTGTATATTATTTTATGAAAAAAAGCAATCAAGTGTTTCGACTTGGTGTGAAGTCCAATTGATAGGATTGAGAATGATCTCTAGTGGCTCCAAGAATGTCTTCTCGAACTGCAAATCATAATCTATGTACTGTTCTGCGTCAAATTGTTTAGGTAAAACAGAAAGAAACGCAAGAGTGTTATTGTTGAAGATATTTGGTTGCTTTAAATACACATATTTAATTTTTTCACCTTCTTTGATCAATTGGTATCTCTTTGTTAATTTTAATTCTCGCAAGAAATGATTGTATACAAGAGCACCTTTGGTGTGAATTGGTGTTTTGAACTTAAAGATGTTTGCAACATCAGCGTATTGTACAAGACCATTGACGCTTCTTGGAAATGAGATATCTTCTACAGGCAACTTTTTAAATTCTTCTCGGAACTCTTCAATAAACTTGTGAAGTGTGCTCTCATCTTTTGTGATGATGATATTGATTGCTTCTTTGATCTTCGCTCTGCAAATAGCAGGAGTTGAAGAACGAATAGCGGAAATACCCATCATCTTGAGTTTGGGTTTTGCGTATGCAACACCTTCGCTGTTGTACACGTTCAGCACATAGTTCTTTTTCGCGACCCATATAGCCTTGTCAGCCAAAGACTCACGTTTCATTTCCATGCGCTGTTGATAACAATTCAAATATTCAGCAAGTTCACCATAAGACTTGTCAATGAATGGCTGAATCTTCTGATCGCAAACCTTATCCATGAAGTCAATGACTTTCTTCGTTTCAGAAACATTTGGATAGAGTTTCTTGACCAGCGGACCCATGTTCAGATAGATCGAGTCAGTATCAGAAGCGATGACATAGTCTCCATCTTGCGTCTTGAGAAGAGTGTTCATATACTCATTGATCTTCTTCTCAATCCAACGAATCGACAACTGACCTGCTGTAGTAATCCCCTCAGCCATCCGAGTATCGAAGAAACGGAAGTATTGGTTACCCATCGCACCGTAAGCAGAATTCAGCGTAACCTTTTTCGCCAACTGCAGATTATTATATCGTGCAATTTGTTTCTCCAAGTATTCTACTTGATTCTTATCCTCAAGAACAGTTTCAATTTTCTTTTTGGCTTCAATAGCCAACTTCTTATAGCGTGTACGATCTTTGTACATGCTATCCATAATCTCAGGCATGACACCCTGAAACTTGTTCGTAAACAATTGCCCATTTGGCGTTGCGCTTACGTTCAGTTCTTTTAAAATGCTCGTATCAATAGTTTGATTGAGTAGGTTTTCGACATTGATTTCATTGTTCGAAATAAACCCACGCATGTTATCATTATATTTTGCTGGCTCAATGAGAGTTTCCATCGAAATATTGTATTGCATAATCAAATGCGGATACAGACTGTTCAAGTCAAACGAAGCAACCCACTCATGCATTCCCATAATTGGATCTTTTACATATGCGCCTTCATATGCAGATTCTTTAGATGATTTCTTCATCTGTGGGATTACAATATTTTTTTTCTTTAGGTGATTATAGACAATTGAATCCCACATGCGCACTTGCGTGAAGACGTCATCATAATTTACTTTGTTATCATACGCAAGAGTCAATGCCAACTCAAGAAGTTTCATCTTGTCTTCAAGTTTCTCGACAAGTTCTACGTCCTTGACGTTATACTCAATAAACTTTTGATAATCTTGCTTGTACAACTCATGTAGATTTTCATACTCAGAATAATCTAACTTCTTTTCGCCAAGTTCAATATTTGCAATGTGATCTAGGCGATATGACTCTTGCTGCGAATATGTAAACTTCTTGTACAATTCCAGATAGTCTAGAGTTGCAACACCATCAATCTCGAAGATCTGATGTTCACGACCCATGAACGTGACGTTGCGTTCTGAAATACGATTCCAAGGAGACAACTTCTTGGCTTCTGCTTCACCAAAGATCTTGACGATTCGATTTACAAGATATGGAATATCGAATGTCTTGATGTTCCATCCGCTTACAATATCGGGGTGGAATCTTGCCCACAGGTCAAGGAATCTTCGTATAAGGTCTGATTCATCTCGACACTTTGCATAGTGCACGTCGTCACGGTGCTTGCTATAATCGCCGACACCAAACACAAAATAATTACCTTTGATCTTGAGAGTGATTGCTGTGATTGATTCGTTAGCGTCTCTGGGTTCTGGGAATCCATTTTCAGATCCGACTTCGATGTCAACATAGGCAATGCAAATTTTACTAATATCCCAAAGGATATCGTCAGGATACTCGTCAGCAATATAAGAATACTCAAAACGATTATTCCCGTAAACAGGAAAATTGTCGACACTTTTGTACCTCTCCAAGAATTCGCGGCACTCAGGAATGGTTCCTGGTTCAATGGGCTTTACATACTCTCCAGCAAGAGTTGTATATTCAGACTTCTCCTGGCTGGAAAGAAAAAAGGTCGGACGGAATTCGACCTTCCGTCTGACCCTCTTATCATTTTCAACGCCTCTGAGAAGAATATACTTACCAGAAACGCTGACGTTGGTGTAAAAGTCTGCCAAGAATTACCCCGTAATCAATTGCTGTGGAGGAACTACAAGTCCTGCTCCAAAGATTTGATTATACCCGTTTTTCACTTCTTGGGCAACTTCTGCAACGATAACAACACAAGAATTCTTGATCGACAAGTCACCGTCTGCTGCTTGCATCCAAGGAATAAATCCAAGAACTGGACCCTTCTCGCTGCGCTGCATCATGCATGCAACTGCGTTCTTAACGACTAGATATTCATCTGTCTGCTCTACTACTTCTACAACTAATTCCTCGCCACTTCCTAGTTTTAGTGCTTTGATGTTCGACATTTTGTTTCATCCTCTCGTATGATTTAAATAGATTTTTATCTTTCATGTTTTGGACAATTCCATTCTTATAATATTCACCACTTGTCATTGTCCATACATCCTTACCAACTTTTAAACTCCAACCATTGAACTCTTTAATATGAATTTCTTTTGAAACTAAGAATTCTTTTAATTCAGATAGACTATTCATCTAAACAACTCCTAGCGTATATTGCAGAACCTATTACTCCTGCACTGTTTCCATATTTTGCTTTATAAATTTTACTCGGAGAAATTAAATACTTATGCCATTGATCCCAAGCGTCGCTTATTCCTCCACCAATTACAATATTATCTGGCCAAAAGCATTTATTGATTTCTTCTAGATACAAATTAACTCTTTCAGCGTATTCTTCCCAAGTTAAATTCATCTTTTCTATCAAAAGTGCTGATGCAATTAGTTCGGCATTATCTATTCCGTTAGGTAATGCCATTCTTCCGAATTCAGTGTTTAACAATAGTGAATTATTGTGATAGATTGCAGTTCCTATCCCAGTTCCAAAAGTTAAAAATACCGTAACTCCTGGAAGATTTTTAATAGCACCAAATTTTATTTCAGCCATCGCGGCAGCATCAGCATCATTTAACACTTCGCAGTTAACACCAAAATATTCTGTTGCTAACTGCTTGATGTTTAATCCATACCATTCTTTACCAATATTAGGTGCAGTTTTCGTGATACCTTCTTTGACTATGCAAGGTATCCCGAAACCTATTACGTCATATTGATCTGATATTTGTTCTTTTATGCTTTTAAACAAAACATCAGGATGTTCGTTTTTGGGCGTTTTAATTTTAAAGATCGTTTCACATTCACCAGTTGAAGTATCAACTAATCCTATTTTAGTGAATGTACCACCAACATCTACTCCAAGAACATTATTCAGTTGCTTCGCTTGCATCTCTATTTTCAGTGTTGCGCTTGAGTTTATGTCTCACATGGCTGGCATGGGCATCAATAAAAAGTTTTTTGACCTTACCATACTCATGAGAGTCTTTGACCCAGCCATTCGCTTGTTCCATAGCGAGCATGCGCTTGAATCCGCGTGGCAACTTTGCACCAAAAAAATCTGATCTATTAGCCATTCAATAATTCCTCACATTTATTCCAAAAACGTTCTTGCTGACCAGGTTGGAAAATTTGCCAGCAATGCCAAAACAAAGGTTTATCACCTTCTCCATAAGTTGTACCAATACCAAAATTAGGCATTCCATCAGCCAAAGACCAATATGGTGGTAGGTTTTGTGGTTCCCATGCCATTCTTAAAGGAGGAGCATCGTAACTTAATGGCATTAGAAGATGTACGTCTATATTATTCTCTCTAGCCAAATAAGTCAACTCTTCTGCAACGTCGCCTCTAGGAGTTGGCTCAAATGATGGCTTACCGATTCTTGAGTACAAATCCATAGTGAATCCAACATTATGAGCGCCACAGAAAACATGCTGATTATTGTCAATATGATTGGTTCTTTGCGCGTCACCGATCAGTTTACCGTTATATACGTTTTCAAACATAAAGTCAATAGCAGAATCATCAACTGGAACGCAGTCAACGTCTAAAAATAATACTGCATCATGACCCATTTGCTCTAACATAGGCATCAATAGAGTCATAGTGGCGCCATGAGTCCCGCCAGTTATAACTTGATGAAAGGTAATGTTTGATTTATTGAATTTATCTACTACTGCTTTCTGTAGAGTAGTAGTCTTTTGATCAATATTTTGCATGTATACTGAAATGATACAAGGATTTCTGTTCATTAATTTGCCTCTCTATATTTTATTGGAAAGTCTGTGCATATACCAAAACATGATTTAATTTCTTGCTCTGGGAATTTTTCAGGCATAACTGCGATACTATTTTTTATTGGCTGCTTGCCTACATATGCCCAAATGTAGCCATTACTGGTTAGAGTAATCGTATCTGATTCGTGCCAAAAGTAATTGTAGTTATACAAAGTATTTAGTTCTTGTAGTTCCACTACTGCATCAACATTTTTACAGTGAATCCATAATTGTTTGCTATGTTTTTGCAAAAAATCTACGGAGACTTCATTGATAGGATCATCATGACCTAGAAAAAATTTGCCATCTATAAACCATAAATCTATTTCAACATCAAAACCAAGACTGACTGCCAATTCTATACTAGAAATTGAGTTTTCAGAAACAGGATCTGGTCCTTGAACATTTCCTCGATGTGATATTATTCTCATAGTTTTTTAGTTACGAATGCAATACCCCAATCATCATTGTTTGTGCAGTGATAGTCTACGTTCCACATTTCTCTGTTGAGTGCTGCGCAAAACTCTCTTGGTCCTGGGTGATAATTGGTGTCATGAAAAACAACTACACCATGATCTGACAATAGATTAGTATATTCCCAATCTCTAATAACTTGCATAATACTGTGCCAACCATCAATAAACAGTAAATCTATAATTTCAACTCCGTGACTTTTCAAAACAGAAACATTGGTATTGTAATTAGAAGAATCATTATGAATGATGTGAACGTTGTTGCTGATATCATTCAAATATGTTTTATCAATCACATCAATACCAAAGTATTTTGTCTTTTTGCGCTTCAATTCCAACATAATTGAACTAAAACTTTCACCTTCTTTAGTGCTGCCGCCATCTTTTTCTATTCTGTTAACACCTATTTCAAGAATAGCATCAGTTGATTTAACTCTAGAAGAAAATAGTTTTCTGAAAGCATCTAAATTGCAGTCAGAAATTTCTTTAGCAATTAAAGGACCTGAGTATATTGCGCTATCCTGATCCACGTGCACTTGACTATTAACGGTAATATCTTTGATTAGATCATATTTCCATTTTACATGTTTATTGTTTTCGTAATATGTGCTCATGGCATTCTCCGATGAAAATTAAAATTCTAAAACCCACTCAGGCAAACTTCCACCGTCGGTCTTGTACCCCCACTTTTCAATAGCAACACGAAACTCTGGTCCTGGTGTCTTGTCAATAGCCTGACGCATAGCAAGAGCACCTGCTAGTGTACCACCTGGGTGTCCGTGAATGGCACCACCGCAGTTAGCAAGAAAATCTGTACCAAACTTCTCAGCAGTTGGATTTACAATTCCAGGATGCATACCGCAACTCAATGCTGGCAAAGTGTTGCGCTTGTGTAGCACTTCCATCGTATTTCGCAGTTCCTCAATATCATCGCTGAGATAACCACCCCACATTCCAGCATGGATTGTATCCACGCCACATAGTCCTGCGAGATCGCAGAGCACAGCCCAATCAATACCAAAAGGATTGCGCTTGTCAGTAAGAATCTTATCGCCACTCTTTTGATAGTGTACAAACAAAGGCAAGTCTAGTTTGCGAACTGAGTTGTATACACCCAAGCCACTCCAGAAGTTGATGTGGATGCCATTACCACCGTTGGCTGCTACAAACTTAGCGCGATCCAAAATAGTGTGATGATCACCGTTGATACAGAAGCAGTAGATTACACCACGACCGCAATTGTTTACGATATTGCTGATTAGTTCAACTCTATCTTCCAAACGGCAGAACGAGGGATTGGAAAGGATTTCATCTTCCTTGATAAAATCAACACCACCATCCAGTAGTTCTTTAACCATGTCTGCCAAAGTAGCAGGACTAATACCTGTCTTGGGTTTGACAATGCCGCCTGACAAAGGCTTGTCATAACGATTTACAAACTTTCTAATACCTGTGATACCACGCTTTGGTCCAAGGAAGTAGGCTTCTACATCTGGTGGGAATTCAATCTTCTTCAAGCGACAGGCTTTGAATACATCGATGTCCATCTGTCCGCCCATCAACTGGCACATGAGATGGCTGATACCGTCGCCTTCCCAGTCTGAATTTACTTTGGGGAATCCAATCTGCACTACGCCAGAATGTTTACCAACCAATTCACTTTCATCATGATAGATTACACAACTAGCAAGTTCAAACAGCGCATCACTTTCCCAACGGTTTCTGACTTTGGGATTACCCACACTCTGTCCGATAGCAAGGTTCCATGCGGCATCTCTAAGATCGCCAATTTCGCTATAGGTTTCAATGTAGTATGTTACTACAACACAACGATCTCGTTCTGCTGGAGTTAATTCTCTAAAAAACTTCATACTTATCACCCTTCACGCTAGGAGTTTTAACGCACAATACTTTACAATCTTCTAAAAATTCTGGATTGGCAATTTCATTTGGCTCTAACACAAAAACATCACCAGATTCAATTACTTCTCCACAAATACGCATCTTACCTGACAGCAGCACATTATATTCAGTTGCAACTGCATGATAATGTTTTGGCCAAACTTCGCCTTTCAAATGAGTCAACACACCAACCTCAAATTCTGAGGTCTTTAATATGCTTGGTTCAAAATTTCCAATGAACCATCCACGCCAAAATTCATTAATGTTTCGCTTTATCATATCTTAAAAATCTATCCAAGTCAACTGGAACACCAACTGCATGATGTTGTTCGTTTGGTATATGATGAATCCCAACTTTTAAGCCACGCTTAATCATATAATTGTATGAAGGAGCGATATAGAATTCGCCGTTAGGTGCTCTATCTTGAGCGACAATCATATCCCTTGCACTTTCGACGAAGTATTTACCCTTCCTCCAATAATGAATACCATTAAGGCTGATATTACTTATAACTTCTTTTTCACGAATCTCGCAAACATAACCATTACTATCTAGTTTAGCGTAACTATTTTTATCAGTATCTGAGTAATATGTTACAACTAGCCCATCATAAATTTCGCAGCGAGCATTGTGCAAAAATTGAAAAGAATTCCATTCCATTATTTGATCGCAGTTAGCAACAATAAGTTCTTCATCATTGTTGATGTAATCTTCAAACAAAAGAGCAGAAATGGCTGGTCCCTCAGTCACATAATCTATTGCAATTATAACGCAGCCAGGTTTAGTTGATTTTAATACCTTTTCTATTTCATGCTGATACTCGTCTTTACGAATCAAAAAAAAGTAATTACATTGAGGTATGCCAAGAGAATTAATTGCTCTTACAACCATCGGAGTCCCATTAACATCTATCAGCGGCTTTGGTGTTGAGTATTCTTTTTGGAATCTAACGCCCCTGCCAGCCATTGGAATTATAACATTCATGATATTAATTAAATCTTGTTAGAAGACCTGCTTTAAATACTGGAAAATCTCTAGAATGATCTTCTATTTGAATTCCATGTTTTGCAAAAACTTCTTGTGCTATTTTCCAATCTTCGATAATTTTTTGATGCGCCTCGTGAACCTTCTCAGTTGTAACGCGCATTACAGTCATAACTACCCAATTGTATAGCCAAAAATTTGTTCTGCCGTTCATTTCTTGATTTTTATGGAACCAAACATCACCAAAATGCTGCACTAGTTCTTCAGGGATAGGCTTATAATTATTTTTATGCACAAACATACAGCAGCCATATCCATCTATAGTCTCGTGGCAGGGAACCATTTCAAGTTTTTGAATTAGTTCTATATTTTCTTCCATTCTATTAAAAAATGCTGGATGTGGGTAGATCATACCCACTGACTCTCTGGGAAATTGTTCAGATTTATATGCGTCAGCCAAAGAACTAAAAATTGCAGGATCAAAAATAACATCGTCATTTAACAAACAAATTAATTCAAACTTAGAATTTTCTACTCCAACATTCAAACTTTTATTGAAAAATAAATTCTTACCGAAATCTAGAATTTTAACTTTTTCATTTGTTAAATTCTCATCTGTCGGTCTATCTTTAGAATTGTTATCAATAATGATTATTTCGCCGACTGCATCGTTACCGACCATAAACTTCAACATCTGAAGAAAATAGTCATTAGCCATCCACATTGTTGGAACTATCACAGAAAATTTCATCATTCCCTCCAAGGTAACTTATCATTATACATTTTATTCATCTTGGCATTTCCTTCCAAGAAAAATTCTTTGTTTACAGATCCCTCATTTCCGCCCAATCTATAGCACATGGTGTACTTTTTACTGCATTCAAATTTGTTAAAGTAATTCATAAGAGTATAGAAAAACTTTCTATCTGCTCCCCATTTTCCATACCAAGAATGTCCAACTTGAACTGCGACTTCAGTTTTTACTGCAAAACATGAGGTATCTATGTGATGAACTCTGTGATCAAACCAAGTTGGCCACTTGCCTAAATTTTCGCAATTATCTTCACAAATAAAATTCTCATCTTTATCGTAAATTTTGCGAAGGCTATATGCCCAAGAAAGATTATTTTTATCTACTAATTCTACTAGGCTCTCAACATGATTAGGTTCTATCCAGTTATCTTGGTCTAGATAAATGATCAAATCGGCATTTACAATGAAAGAACAAGCAGCATATACTCGATGACCATACCAGCCTTTGCCGACGTTATCTTCTAACTGAACAGTTTTAATTGTTCGCTTGCCTGCTGCATCATAAAGCATCGGATGAATTTTATCATAGTGTTCTTGTCCATCCAAAAACACGTAATGAGTTAGATTTTCATATGTTTGTTCTTGTACGCTAGACAAACACTTTTTAAGATCAGGCGATCCTATTGTTGGAGTAACTACTGCAACTTTCATTATAATCCACTTCTTTTTTTACAAAATTCAATAACTTCTGAATCGCCTTTTTGTTTTTGGTTTGGAACAAACAAGGCGCGATTTCTATCTTCAGCCATGTTAGAAATATCACTTACATAGTATGTAGCCAAACTGCAACGCGAAACATTTTCAGGACAAGTCAGTTGCTCGGGCAGACCATGCCAGGAATTCTGTGTGGTGTCAAAAAGAATTGCTCGGTTGAATTTGTTTTCAACTTTTGTAATGCATTCTTTCGGCAAGTTAGTTTCTTCGTCGTGGCTCCAAAGTTCTAGTCCACCACCCCATGAAGAATCCCAATCAGGCGTCATGTAAATAATGAGATTGTAATTTCTCATCAGACCAAGTTTAGGATGTATTGAGTAATCCTTATGGACGTTCAGCAATCCACCATTGCAGTGTGAATGCATTCCGCCGCCATGTAAACCGTAGTCTGCATACACCACATCATTACCAGTAATCCTATTGATCTTTTCTACAAAGGCATTACTGCAAAGATAAAATATTGCATTATAAATGGACTTTGGGAACCTATCCCAATGAGAACAGGCTTTTTTCTTTTCTACTGGATTGTCATAGGAAACAGTCCAGACGGGATCTTCATGCGAAGGGAATTCGTTTTTGATCGCCTCCGCAACTTCTAATTCGAAGAAGTCATCAATGACAACGTGATCAAATGGTTTTGCTGAGTTGAATTGCTCTCGCAAACCAACAAGATCTAGGTTTCTTATCATTATTAGTCCCAGAGATTTTCAAAATATTTTCCAAACAAACGAAAGGCATTCTTTTTGCGCTCGTGATATGCTTTCTGCTTTTCGATGTCATAAACACCTTCGCGAATGGTAACCATTTCAGCCCAGTCCTTACCTTCTACCTTTCGCCATTCGAATTTTGGTTTGACAATGCAAAAGTCAGGATCACGATCTTTGGCAAGTTCGTTGAATGCCCAAATCATTTCGCCAAGGATCCAGTTCCAACGCTTGAAGTGAAATTCATCGGTGTCCCATTCGTTCTTCTTTGGCTTGGCTGCAGTAGAACGAAGATGCTCAGGAACATCTTCATCTTCGGTGTAGGGTGCGCCCATTTGCGTTTTCTTCAACTGCTTGAGCATCGGATGAATGATGTCAGCAAGGGTATGCGCCATGTTCCAAGTATCCCATGGGTCAATCTGAATAGACTTCTTTTGAGTCTTTTTCGGATCTTTGGGATAATTGCCAATACTAATCTTCACTGTTCTAAATCCTTTAGTCGTCGCATCAAGTCATAGCGTTCGCGGTTCTGCAATTCAAACATGCGGAACAATTTGTCGAACTTTGTATTATATAGTGCTTCTAGACCAATCAGCATGTTAGCAACGGTGTCCTTGTACTCAGGCAAACTTGAATCGGTTTCCATAACGTATTCAGACACGGCTTCAAGATCATTGGTCACGCGCCAGCATTCCATAATCTGTTGTTCAAAATCAAACTGATCATAGGAACTCTTGACAAAACCATACTTGTCATCAATATCATCAAATTCGTTGTTCATACAAATTTCTCCAAGATATAAAGAGCAACGCCAAAGGGTATTATAAGTGAATTAATAGCAAAAGTCAAGGTCATCCAAAGGTATGTCCAAGTGAACGAATAAAGGATAAACTGATCCTTGCGATAGACGAACAGGTAAACGGATGATATCGCTGTCAATGCGATTGTCGCAAGAACAAATGTTTCTATAAGTGTCATTCTTTCACTTCCTCAAAGTCAAACCAATGACAAATCTGATTTAATACTGCTTCTTGAATATGTTTGTGGATATAATACGGCTCTGGGGTTTCGGTGTGTTCATGTGCCCGATTCCAGCCAACCATTACGCCAGTCTCAACACACTGAGCAATTAGATTATATTCTTTTGCTTTCATTTCCCAAGCATCTCCTTTCGTTCCTTCCACCAACGAATCGCTTCCTTGATTTCAGCCATTTGTTGTAATCGAATGTCATCCATGATGCCCATTCCAAGAAACTCAGATTCCATGTTTCGTTTCGTCATTTCCCAAAGTTTGTCATGATGCTTTTGCAGCACATCAAGAACAACATCGTATTCTTCTTCACTCATAATCTGGATCCTTCATCATTGCTGGCTTTCGCTGAAAGAATCGCGTCAACTTCCAAGTCCATCCAGTATAATAACTTCGAATGCCAATAGTAATTCTGAGATAAGGCACGTGTGCTCCGACATAAACTTCATTAAAAGAGATTTCAGCATCTACGCCAAAAGAGAAATTCTCCAACGACCAAACATGAAAGAACAACCAATGAGTGCTGAATTTGTTAGCATTATACTCATCGCCTTCCCAATAATGAAACCTTGGAACTAACGGACAGAGATCATTGCACCACCACTTGTGTAGCGGATAGTGTTCCCACCATTCTTTTTCACGACATGCTTTTACTTCACTCATCTATCTTCTCCATAATACTTCAACACAGTCTTGAATGCATCAATGTGTCGCTGAATCTCAGCAATGTCTTTCTTTTTATTTTTATCAAAGATTGCCATGCCAATTCCAGCCTTGCGTTTTTCGAGATCGTCTTCAAGACTCTCAACAAGACTTTTCATCGAACAAGTTGTAATCTTGTCAATTGTATCCCAATCAAGTTCAACTGTAATCTTCTTGTTCATTTGTCCATCTCCCACTTTGGTGTTGTATGCCAAACGATTTTCGAATTTGTTTTTTCGTATTGTTCAACCAATTGCTGTAATGTCCACACATCATCAGTCTCAATAGTATCCAGCCAGTTACTGAATTTGTTAAAATCTTCTTGCTTCATCATGGGCAAACCAATTTCTTCTGGGTAACTCCAATCACCGCCGTGCATGTCAATTCGACCGCCAGCCCAATCACTGCCGTTCTTTTCTATCCAATCCATATTGATTGGTCCCATCCAGTTGGTGCTGTAACGAATAGGCATCACTCAACTCCATAATGATGTTCATGCCCACAGTGCGGGCAAAAAAGTTTCTTCGGTTGCCAATCATCAGATGCTGCAATGCTCCACCAATTCTTACATTGGTCGCAGGTGAAATGCCAAATTATTTCTTTTGAAAATCTAATTTTTTAACTCCAAAAATATCGAATCATGATTGGTCCGATGCGAATATCACGATAAGGATTGCCATTGTTGAATCGTACAGTTGATCCAAAAGACCATTGCTTCACCCACGATACATTAAACTTTCTCATCACGGCTGCTTCTGTTCGCCTCTTGCCCGAATCGCGGCGGCGCATCGTATGGCTGTGTAACTGTCTGGAAAGCGGGTTTCCTCGCACACCTTCGCACACGCCTCCCGCTCGGTTGTTACGGCAATAGCGTAGAAGCGTTCAAGCGATGCCATTACGTCCCTTTCTACGTCGCGCCGTACTTGCTCACTCATGCCACCAACGAACCCACGCTCGTAGTCGTGGTTTGGCTCTGCCAGCGCGGCGCGGAGGGCAGTGATGTTGGCACCAAGCCCACACGAACACGGTTTGCGTTGCGGAGGCAATGATGTCAGCAGCACAAGATAATCACAGTTTGGAGCGTGGCTACCATGAGCCTGTAACGCCTCCAACGCCTGCTGTGCGGCTTCTCGTAAAGTTGTCATTTCGGTTGCTCCTGTTTCGATACTACTTCAAGTTTCTTATTGGGAGGCTCAACAAACAAACCGACATTTTGGTTTTTGGCGTCAATAGTCAACACCTCGCGCAACGCCTCACCAATCGGTTGATCCTGTGATTGCGACTTGTATTCATCAAAAACGAATTCACCATTCACAACAGTAATTTTCACTAGCGCACTATCAGCATTACCACTGGTTCGCAAATAATCACGACCACCATCAATCATGTATTGTCCTTTGACAACACAATCATGACGATAGCGACTGACAATCACCTCACCATCATCAGTCAATAAACCAGTGATCGGTTCGCTGAATGCACTTGCAGCATCAGTGATCATTACTTGTCCTTTGTAGGGACGAAACATTCCAAAGTAGTTTGAATGACCTTTGCTCGCATCGGCATTCGGTTGATAGAAAACATCAACAGGTGTGTCTGACCAACCAGACTTCCGTAGGATTGCCCAGTATCCCATGTACTTGGCGCCATATTGTTTCTCAATAATAGCAATTCCATCACTGCTAAAATGAAAACCATCTTCAGGAGTCTTGATAAACATATTCATATCATCTTTTCCAAATTTTACCTTGTGTATCCAGATCAAAACTCCACAACATTAACTTACAGTAAAGAGGATAAGCATAACCTCTTGTAATTGTAAGAAACTTGCTGACAAAGTGACCCAAATAATACAACACATGCGCAAGAATATTTTTCACATCAACCTCGACGCATCCGTGAAATATCTTTCATCTGCTCTTCGTCAATCACAGGAACAGCGTTGCTCTTATGCATTGTGGCAATACCCTTGACCAACGTGCCAGTGTATTTGAGACTTTCGCGTTTCTCAGTGTATGATGCTTCTGTCTTGAGAGAAGAAATGCTGCGAGCAGAATCAGCACCAGCACGAGGACCGTAGGAAAGCGAAGGCAGTTTCTCAACGCCAAGAATTGCGCTAGAAGTGCGATACTTCTGCGCAATCACACCCTTGGGCTTGCGCTTCTTCTTGGGCTTGAAGCGCGAGGCACAATATACAAGCATTAGACCTTCTCTACAAGTTTAGAAAGAGTGTAGTCAGCAATTTTTGCGCGGATCATCGAAGGAATATCACCATATGGATCTTCAAGATAATATGCGCAACCATTCTTCCAGTTATTATACTTGACAAACCGAGCAAAATCAAGCATGTGCTTGTTATTGCTAGGATCAAAAGTTACTCGCGGCTTCGGCGCAAGAACTGAACTGCGATAGGTGACTGTCATTTTAGACCCTCGGAAGACGAATCGTAATCAGAACGCCAAGCACAAGACCCATGAGAAAACCAAGAGCAAAAGCAATAAGTGGATCAGTCATAATTATAACCCTCTTAAAGAACAAAAATTAAAAACAACAAAATGGGAATCGACCAAACCCAAAGAAACGAAATAATATCAACAACAAGATGAATAATTGCAAATACTACAATTAGAAAAATGAAAAACCCAAAAAGAAAAAGTTCCATATGAATTAAACTCCAAACTCAATAAAAACAAACCACAGGACAGAAGCAAAAACAAATCCCGCAGCAAACCAAACAACAGCATCGTATGCGTCACGCATTAGTAGTGTGCTCCATCAAAATGCATTTGATGAGGCTCATGCGGATGTTCAGTTGCCAAAGCGTCAATCACATCCCAGCCAATTTCGATTAGACGATCTTCAACATGATCAGGCTCCGCACCACGCAATTCTTCAGGCGTGAAAGCAACAACAGCAAAACCAAGATCGCGAAGTGCCTTCAGGTGATATACAACTTCATTATTCATAATCTTCAGGCTCCGAGGGTTCAAATGAGAGATCGTCGTAACTGACGATCTCATCGGACTCATCATAATCCATCTCTCGGCGCTCATACGCTGAGAGAACCTCGTGAATCTGTGTCAACGAAAGACCAGTGACCTTTGCGATCTCAACTTCGCGTAGACCATCTTCCTTGTACATTTGAATGACATCAAATTCTAAATTTTTATAGTACCCCATTAGAACGGTACTCCTTCAGGCATGGAAATTTTGTTCAACTCATCTTGATGCTTGCGATCACCAATCACCAGTAGAAGATTTCGTGCACGCTCAAGACGTTCCGCGAAATCGTAACAATTTTTAGAGTTAAGTTGAAAATGTGTCTGCGTATTACAAAGAACATGATCAACGCCACTCACAAGATCAATTGCTTCAGAAAGAATCGTTTCGGTATGCTTTTTCATTCTACCATCCCTCATCAAGAAACTGCTGTTACACCAATCTTCACGATTATCGCCCTCTTGGCATTATCGAGTGTTTCCTTGCTTCGTTTTACAAAAGAAAGTCCAGGAACCCAACGACCAAATCGCTTGTCGCGCTCTTCGTTCTCGAGTTCTTTTTTATATTCTTTGTCGGCGTTTTCAATTGCATTTGTCAAAGCAACTTGCGCCTCCGCTTCAGTATTGAAGATGCCGCTCGCTCTTGGTATGTTCTTTTCGAATTGAACTTGCTCCCACACAATCTTAAGATACCCAACGCTCGGACACAATACTGCGTAGCAGGAATTGCCGATTTCGTTTAGATTTACTGCAATCTTCTTGGGCATTTATGTTACTCCGAATAGACGCGAACTTGCCATTCGCCTGAGCCGTTAAGCCAAAGCACACTGTTGGGAATGTTGCGCTCGGACATATACTGCTCGGCAGACCGACGGCGAAAAGTAGAATACAGAACGGTGTAATTCATTACGCAACCTCCGCAAAAAGAGCAAAGTAAACTGCCTCGCGAACTGCGGTATCAGACGCTTCGCTGTAGATTTCGATTTTGCTAAGATCGTTCAACATTCGCTGAACCTGATTCCAAGGAATTTCGTGGAGCCGAGCAATTTCGACAACCTCATGAACCGCAGCATTGCCGCCGTCAGAGAACATTTCGTAATATGGGGTGTTTTCGATTTTCATAAGAATATTATAGCCTACAGAGCGAAAAAACTCAATAGTAAAAAACCGTTAAGAATCAATAACTTACGCAACCACCTGAATGCGAGGGTCGCGAATATTTTCTTCCAGATCATCCAGAAGATGATTGCCAGGAAGCGGAGCAACGAAGAAGTCATTGTAGATTTTCTTATAATCTACCTCACCGCGCCACACACGCTTGATGGTCTTGGCGCGGAACGTACCGTCCATCTTGCTGACGCCCACAACGAGACCGACATAGTAGCAGTCATTGATACCAACGAAGTCCAGGGACTTGACCACGTCACCAATTTTCACAGCGTTTTCATATTTCATAAGACAATTATAGCCTATAGAACGAAAAAACACAATAGTAAAAACTCTAATAGAATCAATAACTTGCACAAAGTGTGTAAAACCTCCTGCAATCGGTTTGCAGCGGGTCGGTTTTCGGGTAGGGATAGGGTATAGGGTTTGGGGTAGAGAAGCCCAATATGGCTCTATTGGAACTTCGGTCCTTCGAACCAAGCAACTAGGCTATATCTTGTTCCTTTGGTCACAGGTTCTAGTTGGTGATTTATAAATGACGGGAAGGTGATTGCTGTTCCGATTTTTCTCATATTTGCATAATCTTGTTCTGTAGGAAGTGATCCAGTTAACTGATGAAATTTTAGATCGCCTCCAACATAACTCGATTCATCTGTTAGCTGAATTATAGTTGATAGTTTGCGGTGCCTATTAGTATTTGTTAACCAAAATACGTCCTGATGCATTTTATATTCACCTTTATAATTTTCATCATATTCAGTAAATTGCATAGGCGGTAGAGTTGTTATATTAAAGTGAAACCAGTCTCTATTGGTTCTATTTGTCACATTCCAAATTTTATCATACACCCAATCAAACTCAGGATTTGTTGTATTATCAATCCATCTTACAATACTTTTCCTATATGCATCAGTCAATTTTTGTAGATCTTGCGGTATCTGCGAATTTATTCCTATAGTTGCCAACTGTTCTGGTAGATTTTTACAAAGTTCTATAATTTGATTACATTCTTCTACAGTAAACGCATAGTTCCAATAACACCATTCACCTTTCATATATCACCTATGGTTCTAACGGCATGTTTACATCATAATAACGTATCTTAACTCCTGCCTCGCGGAGCATGGTTTCGGCGTGGTCGATCGAGTAATGCTTACCTGCACCAGCCCCAGTAAACTTTCGGTTTGGTCCGATGACTTCCTTGATGCCAGCCTGAATCAATGCGCGTGTGCAATCAGCGCAGGGTTTCGGTTCCCAGTTTAGATATGCGCGGGAGTTGTTGAGAGAAACTCCAACGCGAGCGGCATTGAAGATTGCGTTACGTTCAGCGTGCTCTACCCAGTGATACTTTTCTGGGCGCTTCCAGCGATCTTTCCAATCTTCTTCGATGCCACGAGGAAAGCCATTAAAACCCGTCGACAAGATGACGTTATCATCATTGACGATTACACACCCCACCTTTGTCGACGGATCCTTGCTTTTCTGAGAAATCAGAGCAGCCTGTAAGATAAACAATTCATCCCACGAGAGTTCATCATAATTCATAATATAGTTTACTCAGTTATTCCTTTGCTGTAATTAGCGCAGGCTTTTGAATTGAAATCTTACGAGGTTTCTGTTCTTCAGGAATGACGTTCTCTAATTGAATAGAAAGAATGCCATCAGCAAGTTCAGCACCACGAACGACTACTGTATCAGAAAGAACAAACTGGCGTGAGAATGAACGACCAGCAATACCCTTTACAAGATATTGACGATCATCGGTTTCTGTTTTCTTACCAGACACTTTGAGTGAGTTCTTTTCTGCAGTAATGTCAATTTCATCTAGTTTGTATCCAGCAACTGCAAGTTCAACCACAAAATTATATTCGTCTTTCTTGACGACGTTCACAGGTGGAAAAGCAGAAGCGCCAGACGTTAGTAGATGAGAGGCGTTATCGAGTGCGGCGAATGCGCTTTCGAATCCGAGAAGGGATGGAAGATAACGCTCATAATTTACAGATGATAGTGCGTTTAGATTTGTCATTTTGTTTACTCCTTAAATAAGCAAGTTTATAGTTATGGAACCCCAATCGGGCATTCCACTTCTATTTATATCAGACAGAGACACCAGTGGAGCCAAATCCACCTTCTCTTTCGGAATATTTCTCTGGAGCAACTCCAAACTCTACAAACTCAAATGGCTCATTGCAAACCACTTCAGCCTGAGCAATTCGATCGCCTTTCTTCAACACTGTTCCCATGGACGAAATGTTTGTGAGAATGACAAAAATCTGTTCTTGATAGTCAACGTCAACCACGCCTTCAGAATTGGCTAGAACCAATCCCTTCTTGAGAGCAAGCCCAGAGCGCGCATGCAAGCGAATGCTATAGTGCTTCAAAGGAACATCATGCCTAGAAATATCAGAATACGTCTCAATGGTCATGTTTCGTAGAACCTTGAGAATAATTCCAGTCGGGATCAAAAGGCGATCGCCAGGATAAATGGAAATCTCACCATGACCATTGACGTATTGTGAAATCGGATTATTATGTTGATCGTAGCCCTTGACCGTTGCATCTAGTGGGAAAAAACTCAAATCAAAACAAGTTGACATTGAAGTTCCATAACTCGGAACAATCACATCATCACTCATTCGATACATACCCAATTGAATCATAAATTATGCCTCTTTCTTTTTCTTCCCGATTGTATACTTGGACACCAACTGCCAATCAGCCTTTTCCTTGAACGGAAGGATCTTGATCTGGCTCAATGGCGCAACATTGTCCTTGGTCTTTTCTGGATTCACCAACGTCACCAATCCCCACTCAGCCATTAGATTGGCGATGGTATTTCGGCGCTGGACGTCGTTGTCTGACATATTGCTTGGCTTACCATCCAGTTCAAAGAGTTCCTTGAAGTGGACGATATAATACTTTCCTTGTTTATGGAGGATATGGCAAGACTGGTAAAGAATGTTTTCGTTTTTGGCTGCGACGCCGATACGAGTGAGCGTCTCGCGGACTTTAAGGAAGTCATCCTGCTTGGATAATGTAACTTCTACTAATTTATCAATCATCTCAATCACCCTTGTATAATTGTTTTTTTATCTCGGTGATTTGAGTATCAGATAGAATTTTTAATGCTTCCTCGGCTTTCGCATCGGAGTAGCCATAATATTCCTTGACAGCAATCAAATCACTGCTAGAAGCCTTTTTGTGCCATTTACTGTATGGACGCTTAGAGGCTCTTACAATATTTATAAGAAAGTCATACTTGAGTTTATTGTCAAGGGTCGAGTATCGGTTCATTTCATTAGCCAAAAGGACCGTATCGCGGTGATACGATAAAGCACGATTGACCATAAACGCTGAATATGACTTCTCGTCCTGTTCGGTCAGGAGAGCATATTCTTTCGTCTGCAGGATAGACGGAATGATCTCTTTGAATAGGTCAGCCATTGAACTTGCACTCAACCATCATTTCGGTCAAACATGCGGTGAGATTCAGTTCCTGATCGGCAACAAATGCAGCCTGGTATTGATACTTTGCTAGAATAACGACTGCGTTTGGAATCGTAGACTTATCCATGATATCATACAGACTATCATAGATCTTACGATAGATCTTTGCAGGATCATCACCACCAAAGTCCGCAACCCACTTGCGCATCGCACTGAAGTTTTGATCCTTGAGTGAAGTCACTAGATCATTGAGTGAAACATCAGCAATGGTTGTAAGAATACCAGCATCAATCTTACCGCTGACCGAATAACGCTGCAGTTCATTCAGTACTCGGCGATAGTCAGGAAAGTGTTTCTTGACAACTTCAACGAGCACTGCCTTGTCATAAGGAATCTTTTCATTCGCTAGAATTTCAGCAGCACGACGCATGAACGCTGCAGCCATCTTCGGACGATCTTCTTTGCGAAGTTTGAATTCAATCACAGCGCATCGTGAATGCAGCGGCTCAATGATACGATTCTTGTAATTACAAGTCATGATGAACGTACAGTTATGAGCAAACTCTTCCATCGCTGCACGCATTGCAGGCTGCGTACTATTTGGATTTAGATAATCTGCCTCATCAATAATAATAACTTTCTTACCACCACCAAGAGACATTGCGCTTGCATAGTTCTTGATCTTGACGCGGAACGTATCAATACCACTCTCATCCGAACCGTTGATCATCAGATAGTCGCAACCAATTTCATCACACAGCGCACGAGCGACTGTGGTTTTGCCAGTTCCTGGACCACCGCAGAGAAGGAGATGAGGAATCTCCTTGCGATCCACGTATGACTGGAATGTGGTCTTGTATTCTTCAGGAAGGATGCAGTCGGCAATAGTATGCGGACGATATTTTTCGACCCAGAGCACTTCATTCATAATATAACTCCTTATTCAAAACTATTGATCAAAATATCAGCAGCAACTTTATTAGATTCTTCCTCCTGAAAATATTTTTGTAACTCATAATTAGTTAAGAATTTATTGTAAATTCTGTAGTTTTTTGCTTTTTGATTCCAGACATCTACATGATATTTTCTGATATATGCTTCTTTAAAAAGGTAATCTGGTAACTCTTGTAAACCAGATTGTACATAACATTGAGCCTTTGATATCCACTTCTTTACTAATCGATCATTAATATCATCGTTTTCAAAACACCAGGCATGAATAACATCTACGCCTGTAGTACCATATATTGTGTTACAAACAGCATGTGGCGTTTTTTTGTAAGTAATCTCAGTATTCATAATATAATTCTCAATAAATTAAACAATATTCTTTTTACTCTCCATAACAGAGTAAAACGCCGCCACCAACACCAACATAACTGCGGGTGCTGACTGCGGAAGCCAAAAGAAATATGCGTTCGCGATTGTAAACGCAAAGAATATGATCATACAGATCAATAGTCTCAATTCATCATTCATAACAAACCTTTAAACCTTTTTGCCGTCAAAGAACAATTTCTAATTGTTGTAACTAAAGACTCAATTATCTGAGATCTTCGCATAATTTCATGCATTTTATCTGGAGATGACTCAGTAGTCAATTCAAGTATTTTTATTTGAGTCAATATGACTAAGCAGTCTTGTAGTTTTTCGTTTAATTCTTCTATTTTTTGTTCAGTTTCATTCATAACAAAACCTCAAAAGAAGATGGGGTGGAGAAGGTGAACTCCCACGGCGAGCAGTCTGGCGGATTGTGCCGTCTCTATGAAAGAGCACCCCAATAGACTTATTTAGCCACCGTTTCGTAAACTTCGACAAAATCGTTCTGTTGAGCGACTTCTTCGTCAAAATTACGCTTGTGGTAAGTCTTTGCCAACTTGCGTGACAACTTCTTAGGGATCTCATGCTCATCTTGCATCTTCTGTAGAATGTCCTTGATTAGATCGCGTTCTGACTCGATGCGAGTGAGTGAGTTTGAGATTTCTTGGAGACAGCCGAGAACCTTTGCCTTGTCGATCTTCATAATTATTCTCCAACTTCGCCGAAGGTTGAACTAGCGGCTTCGATAGCGATAAAGTAGGTGATGTCAATTTCCTTATGCTTGAACTTGGCAAGACCTTTCTTCGCAATCTCAACATCATACGAACCATCCATCAACTTGAAATTCTCAACCTTCATTACAACCTTGAAAGTTGTCTTTTCATCACCAGCACCAATTTCGATGGTCGACTGGTCAGCCGAATCATCCTTTACATCAGTTGCGGTGAATTTGATGGTTGTTCCATCGCTCTCAAAAACGAAATTGGGTGAACCAGAAATGCCAGCCGACTTCTTCATCCACTCAAGATCTTCTTGTGATAGAGAGAATGAGCAATCAGCATCACCAAGCGCAATAGCCTTCTCAGGCGGAGTCTTGATCACCTTTGAAGAACAATACTTGATATTGTCAGACTTCTTCTTGCCAGAATCAATGATTCCGATGCGATCATCTTCAAAAGAAAGATCAGCATCCTTGTACAGAGAAATCTTAGCAAGCAACTTGTTCAGATCATAAAGAGCGAACTCCTTGGGGAATGACTCAGAAACAGTTGCCTCAACAAAGATAGTGCTCAATGGGGAAATGGTGCGGAGTTTATTGCCCTGCTTGAACAAGAGGCTCTGGTTGATGCCAGAAAAGTTTTTCAAGACTTGCACAGTATTATCAGAAAGTTTCATAATTTACAACCTCATTTGCTTCAACACGATTATTATATAACGAATCCAACACAGAATCAACTCTAATTTTTAGAGTATCTAAATCACAATTATTGTCTAGCACTACGTCATAGTGTGAACCGATCCAAGCCCACTCGCTCATATGAACGTGTGGATACTTTTGCTCCATGAGTTCTTCTGAATCTTGAAGCATCCATAGATCATTTTCATCAGTAGTGTTTTGAGTAAATGCGCAAGAATACCACTCAGGATCAGGTCCACGCTTGACGCGAATGATTTTGCCACCAGAGTCTCGAATTGCTTGAATTTCATTTGGGAAACGAACATCAGCAATGACATAATTATTCTGAGGCGCTCGATCGCAACGACGCATTACTGTATGAACCCAGAGATCAGGGTGAAATACTCCACGACCTGCCTCTGTGCCCATTAATTGTAATGCCAGTCTTGGTGAGAACGGACGACCAAGTTTTCTAGACCACCATGGATCATCTTGCTCGCGCCAAGATCTAGAACCCGCTGTATCGCCTTCAAGCATACTGCGATTCCAACCGAAGATCGCAGCGCAGGCATCCTTCACACTGTTGGCAAAACTTTCTTTAATGAAAGAATGGCGATCAACAAGAATGTCTGCAACTGTACCTTTACCGTTTCCGATATTACCGACAAGTCCAATAATCATAACAAAATCTCAGTATTAGAGTGAACCGACGTAGTTAGCAACTGCTGGCATATCACCAGTAAATGCATAAGTTCCAATATGATGTGTCTTCATCCACGGGCAGAGCCAAATCTTACCGCCAATCTTACGCCACATTTGACAGAACATGTAATCTTCAGACAAGTAGCGATCTGAGCCACCACCTGTGATAGAATCAGCAGAATCAATTACAGTGTCAAAGTAAGCATGGATATAACGTGAGCCATCAAAATTAGCCTGTCCAACGTGGTCTGGCTTATAGCGAATCATCGGAAATGCCTGCTGCATCTTCGAAAAGACTTCGCGATTGATAAGCATGTATCCAGTTCCGATTTCTAGAACTTCAATAGGCTCGGCTACTGAGAATTTTTCAGTTCCTGGAGCAGGATTAAACACAAAATCGCCAGCAACTTTTTCTAGTTCTGCTGAACTGATTTCTGGATTTTTCTTAACTGCATCTTTAACTGAATTCCACTTAATTGACTTCTTAGGATATGGCGCCCCAACGACATCTTTATCCAACGCCAATAGCGCAATAACGTCCCTAGGATCAAAGTGAATATCAGCGTCCAGGAATAAAAGATGGGTAAAGTCGTCAGCACGAAGAAATTCATCTACAAGATAATTTCTTGCGCGAGTAATCAGAGACTCATTAAAAATGAATGAAAATCTAACTTGAACTCCATACTGAGTACAAGCAGACTGCAAGTCTAAACATGATTTGACGAACATTCCGTGAGACATACCGCCATACATAGGCGTAGCCACGAACAATTTCTTTTTGCGTAGATCTTCTACCTTTATTTGTAATTGCATATTAACTCCAAAGTATAAAATTCAAACCACTCTTTATATAGTCAACCGAAAAGATCTTCCAATGTACTTGTAACATTCAATCTTTGCGGAAATTTAAAGTGATCAGCCCAAACAGAATCAACTGTATCATTGAGAGATTCATCATATTTGCCTGTTTCAGTATTTGGCAAAATCTCGTTAGCAAAAGCAACATATTCTGATGCAATTTTCTTTCGATCAAATTGCTTTACGAATTCCCAGTTGTTGGCAACAATCTTACCATAATCAAATGGTTGCATCATCAAGAACTTATTACAAAGATCACCAAACTGTTTAGGTGTTGCATCCCAAGGAATCATCAAGTAGTTCTTACCTGGCTTGAGTAGACCGACTCCTTTCTCATTATCAGAGACGCCAAGATTGCGAGCAATCGGAACAACACCCATTAGCATTGCATCAATAACTACGCGATTGAAGTGTTCACCATAAGTCTTAGACCAAGAAGGATCTAATAGGAATTTACTATGACTCAAAATTTCATCACGCTTCTTTTCTGACACAAATCCAATATACTTCATACCCTTGTCTAGAGCATTTTGCCAGATCGGCTTACCAACTCTATTCTCAGATGCTTGAGGATCACGATCTAGTGTACAATAATATTCAGGCTTACATTTATCCTTTGATGACATGTAAGCACGTTCAATTCCATCACCAGCAATAATTACTTGACCGTAGATATATGGCACTGCTGCTACAAGATCATCAACACGCTTCCATCGTTTGAACGTCTGAAGCGAGAAGATTGTGTCAGTTTTCTCATCAAAAGATGTTCCTTGCTTACGAGTTATATCCTGTGGATTCAGAATCAATGCGCGAGGAATCTGCATCGCAGCAGCCTGATTGTAGGCGCTAGGATGAACGCAAGCAAGACCAGCGATATATGGACGAAGATGATGAATCCAGGGATAGTTCTTGCGCAGGTTTCCATCATGAACAATTACAACATGCTTCGCTTTTACGTCTTTGAACATACGAAGCCAAGACTGTTTACCTTCTGAATCTTGACACTTGAATCCAAAGATAGACTGCCAGATTACAATATCATATTGATTAGCAAGATTTATAAACTTGTTGACGTCATTGTCGTTGATGAACGACAAGTATTCACCTCGCCAACCTTTACCCTGATGAACAGGAATACCAGTTCCAACACCAATATCATATCCTTCTAATTCTGAATCTTCAGCGAACTTACCACCAGTTTTTGTGCTACGAAGATAGACAAATCCAGTTTCATGTCCGAGGTCTTTGAAGCCAGCAATCAATTGCTCAGTATGAGAAATGATACCACCGAAGTTATTGAAATCATGAACGACAGTCAATATTTTCATATATTACCCAAAAAGGTCTTCAAGAGTTGAAATTTTTTCAAATGCTTTAGGATGATATTTCTCAACCATCTTCTTACCACCATGCTTCTCGAGATAATCGTACCATTCTTGAGAGTCCCACATACCTTCTGAAATACCATTCCAAAGACGACGTTGCATAGGATGCTCTGGATTCTTGCGGCGAGACTCTACAAACTGGTAACGAATATCTTCGTACTGCTTACTCCCTAATTCTAGCATTTTTTCTCGCAAATAGCAAACTAAACTTATACGTTCAGCCTCATTATCATTCAAAACAATCGGTGTATTTCCATGCATTATTTCATGATTGTTCACGAGAAGCAAATCGCCTGGTCTTACGTTGACCGCGATACGGTACTCAGGGAAAACCAAATAGCCACCAGAATAGTTGCCATTATTTGAAAGTACAAGTAGGTTTGAAAGACCATCTGCGAAGTCACCTGCGTCATAGTGTGCTGCTGTTCTAAATGTTTTGTTCACCGTAATTGTAGTGAACACTGTTCCAGGAACAACAAATGCTGGATCAATTTTATCAATAGCATTCTTTTGATTCTGCCATCGCCATGGTAGAAGTTCTTTGAATCCTTTGTTTAGAGATTGAAGAAACGGGAAAGAAAGTTTAAATTTATCGAATGAATGCTGTGTATAAGAAGTTGCGCGCCCATAAGGAATGCGAGGATACCGATCAAACCAGCCAGCAATTCCAGAAAAAACAGGATTTGCGTAGGTTGTGTCTGAAATATACGTTTCAAAAACTTCATTTGCTTCATGTTTCCTTTCTGCTATAGAAAGATTTACAACTTCCTTCAACCAATTATCAAAATTGAAATTATCTTCTTTGACTTTAGCAGCCAACCAAACTAAGCCGCGAGTGCTTTGAGTATTAGAATATTTTTCTTTGATAGAATCAATTTCTTTTTGTACATCAATTTCAATTACGCTATTTTCTTCTTGCTTCTTAAAAAAGTCAAGAGCGCGAAGTTGGACTTCGTTTACCCATTCTCGACCTAAACAAGTTGAACCTTTTGGTCCTGCCGCCAATCCGCGATTTTGTGATTGTGTAGCAGCCTCACGCAGTCCGATATAGGCTTGTTCTTGTTCTTCCTTGGTGAAAAAGTTCTTACGAAAAATAAATGCAACTTTACGTTCATCTTTCGTTTTAATTTGAGTGCAGTCAGCGCAATTTTCTTGATTGCAATTAGACATCGATGTAGGATCGCAGTCTGCTTTTTGATAACAGTCAGTGTCTTCTTCGACCAAAACATCATAATGTGATTCGTCTAAAAATTGTCCAAGCAAATGCGAACAATCTAATTTTTGCCTTGCAACTATAACTTTAGTCATGAGAACACCTCTCTTTCTTGTGTTCTATTATATATGTGCATTTAGTCTCTGTCAAATAAACTGTGGGGGCAAGAACTGCCCCCACAGAAACCAGAATGGTTTACTCAGATGAATTAGCCATTCATCGAGACGCTGATAGCATCACGGTAGAGAGTCTTGCGAGCGCGAGCAACATGACCCTGATCGAGATACTTCTCGAACTGAGCCGAAGGATTGCCAATGCGATACGCAAACACCTTCTCACCACGGCTGTTCGTGATGCGATTGGTGTATACAGAGATACCCTCATTGCGAGCACGATAGACGAGGTCAGCAACGTTCTCGACCTTGAACAAAGTGCGAGCCTGGCGGCTGGTCACCTGATTGCCATCGACGAGATAGCTGACAAACGAGTTAAGAGCATTAGACATATAATATACCTTCACAAAAATACCCCTTCAATAATATCGCAAGATTGGGGCTTGCCTTGCGATATACCATTTATTATATACTAACAAACGGCAAAAGTAAACTCTTGCTTACCAAGACGACTGATATTCAAAAGACCAATCTTCAGGAAGCGCAAGAGCATTATCAATAATCCTTATTGTTTTTTCAAGATCATCGAAATAATATTCTTCGTATTCAGTACCACCGAAGAAGAAACCACTCTGAGTTGGCAAGAGTTTATCCGCTAGAGATTTATCTTCCAAAACTTGTCGACAAAGATTCTTGAGTTCTTGCAATTTTTCTCTACTGACATAATAAGATTTACAATCGTCTTCGCCTTCTTGAATGTTCTCAACAAACCATGCGTGAATTTGATTTGCCTTTCGCCAGTATCCAACTTCGGCTTTCGCCTCTTTAATCGGATTTTCTTCCGCCAAATAGGCTTTCAACTCAGGAAACGTCTTCAGCATTTCTTCTTTCTTTTGCTTGTCAGCATCCTTGTAATTCGAGAGATACCGAGTCGCATTCAAAAACATATCAAGACCCATGATGACGCTCCTCAACAGTTTGCATCCAATTCAACAAAAGATCTCTGGCTTCCTTTCGAGTCACACCAAACTCTTCAACGATGTACGGTGCAGCACCAAACATATTTGTCGAACCAGAGTCACGAAGTTCATCCAAGAAATAATTAACCTGTTCTTGCTTATTCATATCAGCCTCCATTAGAACGGGATATCGTTAGCATCTTGCTCTGCTTCACGATCAAGAACAGCAATCAAAGTCTTGGCAGCGCGATCAATAATCTGATCCATTGTCAAACCCTGATTTGCATGCTCTATAATATCAGCAGGAGTAAATGTTACTTGATTGGTCAGACCATTTTTGTAAACTTTCACAATCATATTATCACTGTTCGGATCTCGACTGGTCTCAATCTTGGCTTCATCAGATACAACTGGGGCAACAGGAGCAGTTGCCTCAGCGTCAACCTTCGTGTACAAGTCCAAGAACGCATTCTTGGTGTCTGTATCGAATCGGTTCAAGCACATTTCGATTGCCTTCAGACGATTGCCGAAGATCGAGAATGCCTTGCTGATATGCACAAGACGACGAGTCGAGATGACTTCATCAACCGCACCGTCAGCGAAGGACTTGCGGATGACCTCAGCCCACGTGATCAATCGCTCGATGAACACCGCATCGGTCAGACCCAACTCAGCAAAATTCTTTTCAAGAATCTTGCGCTCAGTCGCAGCAGGAGGATACTCTTGCTCAACCGTCACAGCGAAACGCTCAAGGAATGCTTCGTTCAGCAGATTGGTGCCGATGAATCGACCATCATCGCTGCCCTTACCCTTGGTGTTTGCCGTAGCGATAACGGTAAAGCCAGCAGCAGGGTGGACAACCTCACCAGTCTTCTTGTCGAAGTATGGCTTGCCTTCGAGAATCGGCTGAAGGCAGAGGATGTCTTCGGTGCCGAGATCGCATTCATCAAGAAGAAGAACAGCACCACGACGCATTGCGGTGATCACAGGACCTTCGCGGCGAACGGTACTGCCGTCAATCAACTCATAAGAACCAATAAGATCGGACTCATCGGTGCGCTTGGTGATGTTGACGCGAATCATTTCACGACCGAGCGAGGCGCAGACCTGTTCAATCATCATGGTCTTACCGTTACCAGACAGACCAGTGATGTAGATCGGATAGAAAATCCGCGACTTGATGATGCTCTTCAGATCGTTGAAGAAGCCGAACGGTACATAGGTCTTGTTCTTCTCAGGAACAAAAGACTCAGTGACGTTCTCTGCTCGGCGCGAAGCAAGTTGAACAACCTGCGCAACCATCGCGGGAGCAGAAGCAGGAACTTCGCCACGAACAACTACAGGGGCAGCGGTCGCAGATTTAACACTCTTCGGTACGATGTTGAACGTATTGCGCGCAACCTTACGCTCGCGAAGAATGAAGTATGGAAAATTCTCCACACCGTTCTTCTTGTCATCGCAGTAGGAATTGAGTTCCTTCAGCGTAATTGTTTCTGTGTTGAAATGCGCCTGAATCTTCTCAAGAAAATTCATCTGCGAATCAATACTACTATAGAACGACTTTCTCACATTAAACTCCATTCGTTTACCATATACATATTATCGCCTAAACTATAGAAAATATCAACCATAAAAACTCTAATAGAATCAATAACTTACGCAACCGCCAATTCTTCAGCCAACTTAGTTAAAAGTAGGCGATTGGTGCGTTTGCTGGTCAGCGTATTCGAGAACACCTTCGCCATCTTACTCTTGTTCATTTCTTGAGTAATTTGAAGAGCCTCATCCTTCACGTTATCAGAAGGCAGACCGACATAGAAATACTTTTCATAACCAAGAGTTGCGCAAGAGAAGAAGTTGTTTTCGCGAATCGACTTCTTGGCAGTTTCAATTTCTTGAAAGGAACCATTCGGCAAATAGTCACGAACTGCTCGACTCAACTCTTTGCGATGCATAATGTAGAAACCGATATGCTTACAGCCAGTGACGTCGGCGACCAACTGCGTCAGCCGAGTCTGCATTTCTTGGGCAGGGTATCGAGTTTCAAACTTGATCTTCTTCTGCGTTTTCTTATCTACAATGTAGACAACCGCATCAGAAATATCACTGCGGAGAAAACCGTGATTCGATTCGATCTCCGAATTTTGCGGAAAGCGAACACGATCCTGATTGCCCATACCATCAGTCAGATAGACGACGTTACAAACTTCAAGTTGATGCAACTTTTGAAACTTGGTGATTATTTCACGTGAAGCCAAAAGTGTTTCAGAGAACGGAGTGCCGTGCAAACCGAAACCAGAATCCATCCAATTATCAAAGTCACCATCTTTAGGAGCAGAAAAGTAACTGGTACGACGAGCAGGATATTCAGCAGCAACAACGCAAAGCATATTGAAAGCCTTGCGATACTGCAGCGGAGGCAGCGAGGTGCCGATCAGATGCTTCAGATGAAACCAATCTTCGCTAACATACATTTCATTCTTTCTGTCTGATGCGAAAGACTTCATTGACTTCATTTCGCGCAATTTATTGTTGTTATAATAATCATCGCTGAAACCATATGCCTCGAAAGGAACCTTGGCAAGTTTACAGAATGACGCAAGAATCAACAATTGATCAATCGTGTTGCGAAGAAGATCGCACATCGAACCAGACATGTCAACAAACAGAATATAACCGTGATTTTTGCCCTTCGGCACAACGGTGATTTTGCGGAAAAGATCATTGCTGAACTTGTACTTGTGCAGCACGTTCATGTTCAACTCACCAGTCCGAGCAGTCTGAGCACGAGCATACTGACTGGCAACCTTGCGCATCTCGAATTCCTTCAAGATATGCATGATAACCTTCTTGTTTTCAGCATTAAAACGACGCACAGACTTCTGTACAACGGTCTCATAAGAAACCTTGGCGCGACCGTATGGCTTGTGCGGCTCAGCAATCTGTTTCTTGAAGTATTGTTCAAGATCATTCACCACTTCAGTATTCGGAAGGATGATACGGTCAAGGTCAGCATCAGGCAAGTTGTACATGAAGACTTTGCCAGAAGCATTCACCAATTCTTGCTCGCGCTGACGGAAGATGCGGTCAGTGACTGACTGCGGCTCATCGTCATTTTCATCTTCTGAATCGCCAGCACCGCCAGCATAACTGCCGTCAGCCTCAGTTTCTTCGTCTGACTCTTCATCATCAGAAGAATCAGCGTCGGAATCATCTGAATCATCGCCGCGTGATTCACCGTCAAGACCCGACTCGGCATCTTCTGAATCTTCATCAGTTTCTTCGCTGTCGTCAGAATCATCAAGATCATCAAGATCATCATCTTCTTCTGAATCCATGTCACCAGAATCTTGGGACATTTGCTCAGAAAAAGCATCGCTCAAGTCTTGCGAATTTTGAACCTTCTCAGGCTCATTTTCTTTGACGTATTCGTAAACACGCTTCGCAATTTCAACAACTTGATCCCAGGTCTCAGCGTTCTCAACGTCACGCACGATATCGCGCTCAGCGTCATTGAAAGTAACAACAACGTGCGCGCCCATCTTGAACCGCAGATTGATACGGTCAATCAGATTGAGTTTGTTGAGGTCACCGAGTTTCTTGACGCCGAAGAAATCGCGATCATATAATGATGCGTAAGCATTGGCGAAGGACTTGGAAAGTCCAGGGAACTTGCGCTTGATGAGTTTCTCGATGCGAGCATCTTCGACAACGTTCAAGAAGTCTTTGAACTTCTTGCTGGTCGTGGAAACTTCATTATGCCAACCTTCGGCTGGCGTATACAGAGCATGACCGACTTCATGACCCGTCAGAAGATCATAAAGGTTGCCGTCCATTTCCTTCCACACAGGAAGAACCATGGTTCGACTCTTAAGATCGAAGTATGCGGTCTTGACGCTTTGGTGCGAGACCGTAATATTTTCCGTCGCGAGCAATTTCGCGAGGATCGATTTAGATTCTTGTATTGCCATTTCTTTACCTCAAGCCTTATAGCGCAATTATGGGCTATTTTTCGCTAAAAGTAAAGGGTAAAAACCCTAATAGAATCAATAACTTACGCAGCCGTTACTTTTGCTATCTTTTTTAGAGTCTTTTTTACCTTTCTCTTGGCTTGCTCTAGTTTAATTGGGCTGATGCGATCAGTGTATACGATTCCATCTAGGTGATCCAATTCATGCTGAACGCAAACAGAAGTCAATCCGCTGAACTCATGCTCAACAAATTCACCACCGATTGCTTGGAATCTTACTTTGACTGTGTTTGGTCTTTGCAATTTTAAGTATAGCCCAGGATAGGATAAGCACCCTTCACCGAATTCTGATTTATCCTCAGACTTTTCAACAATATAGGGGTTAAACATTACCCATGCCTTATCACCCATGTTGATAACACAAACACGATCTTTTAATCCAACCTGATTAGCTGATAAACCCAATCCTTTATTTTTCTCTAAAGTTTCGGTCAGAGAATATGCAATGTACTGCGCTTCTTTGTATGTTCTTGCGCTAAAATCAAATGGAGTGGTTGGCTGCCTCAAAATAGCATCATAAAAATCTACCAACTTAAAAACTTCACATTCAATCAAGTCGCCTTTAATATATTTTAGTATTTTACTCATATCAATTCACCATCTGAGAAAAGTTTTTTACTTTTGCAAATTTAACTACATGTTTGAATTTGTCGACCATTTGATCAGACTTATGAGAGATTACAAATATGTTCGTCCCATCAGCGAACATATTTATCAATTTCATAAATTCTTCAATACCATTTACGTCTAGTGAACCATCAAACACTTCATCGAAGATGAGAAGATTTGTATTGGCGCTGTTCTTTAGTTTGGCTACTGCTCGCCAAGTAAACAACAACGCAAGGTCAATACGCTTCTTCTCACCCTCGCTGAAGTTTTCATAACTAAAATCATCGCGATGACGAGACTTGATGGACTCTTTGAACTCCTCATCGATGGTGAAGTTGACAAAGAAGTCCATCGAAGCCAGGTACTTATTGACTAACTTGTTTATGATCGGTATGTACTGTTTGATAATTTTTGACTTGATTCCACCGTCTTTCAATAATTGTGCAACTATATCGTACTGTACTGTTTGTTCTGATACTGTTTTTCTTTTTTCGTTTTGCGCTTGTAGATCGTTCAGTAATGTTTTGCTTTGTGCTTTGAACGTGTCGCTCATTGCTGGCTTGCTTTCTATTTCTGTAATCTCATCTTCAAGTTTCTTAATGTACTTTCTAATTTGGCTACGAGAAGTATTAATGCGGACAAGTTCTTGTTCAAGATCTTTGAGTTGTTTTTGTGTTGCTTTGATGGTGTTGATTCGGTGTAAAACGGCATCGCTTTCTTCCTTCAGTTTGCTTAGACCTTCAGTCAGTTCTGTAATTTTACTATTGCACGTATGTACTTTTTCTTCTTTGTTGTTGATAGCCTGATCGCAGGTTGGACAAGTCGAATTTACAGAATAAAACTCGATGTCTTTTTCGAGTTTCTGAATATTCCCTTCGATCTTGGCTTCAAGGTTGTTTAACTTTTGAAATCGCTTCGTGTTTGTGTCTTCATCGGTTACTTGTTTGACTAGTTCATCGATTTGAAATTGAACAACTGCACCTTCTTCAACTAGAGCATCCCATGAATCGTAGTTTTGTTTTACTTCTAGTTTCTTTGCGTCAATAAGTTCCTTTGTATTTTTCTTCAGTTCTTCTAAGTGCTTCTTGTGTAGTTCGATTTTATCTTTAGTGTTGTCGATCTGTATTTTGAGTTGCGCGCTTTCATCCTTTAGTGTGTGTAGTTTGCTCTTTACAATCACATTCATGGCAGAGAAGATCTGAATGTCGAGCAAGTCTTCAATGACAGCGCGACGATCCGACGCTGACAACTGCATGAATGGAGTAAAGTTTGTCGATCCTAGGATAACGATTTGCGTGAATGATTTGTAGTTCATCTTGAGAATTGTTTTCTCGAGGAACTCTTGATAGTCTTTGGACTTTGCGTCTTGGTTTACTAGCGTTGCGTCTTGATAGATTTCAAATACGTTTGGTTTGATTCCACGAACTATTCTATATTCTTTTTTACCAATAGAAAACTCAACCTCAACTACGCAATCTTTTTCGTTGATAGAATTGACTAGTTGCGGCTTATTGATGTTACGGAATGGCTTGCCGAACAATGAGAATGTGATAGCGTCTAGGAAAGTAGATTTCCCAGCGCCATTCTCACCAACAATCAACGTCGTTGGATTCTCATTCAGATTGATTTCTGTAAATACATTTCCTGTTGATAGGAAATTTTTGTATCTAACAGTCTTGAATAGGATCACGCTGACTCCATAGCCATTGCTTCATTGTACACTTCGCGCAACACATTTTTTATCTTATCTGATTCTACTGGTAAAGTCAAGCCATCAACATACTTATTTAGAATTGTAATTGTATCTTCAGCCTGATCAATGTCAACATCAACGTTGTTAGTAATCTCAGAGAAGTCTTCAACTACTGATACTTCTATTGGTGTTACTTTTGTAATCTGATCAATCAGCGTATCAAATAAAAATGTATTAGTTCTTTTTTCAATTACAATTTTCAAATATTTGTTAGCAAGGTAAGAGTAATCCGTTTCTATAATATCATTGTAGAATAGTTTGTCATCGTTATAGTTTATCTTGTAGAACATCTTCTCAGGGTTAGGTATGAACGTCAACTCGCGAGTTTCAGTATCAAGAATATGAAAGCCACGTTCATCATTGTAATCAGCCCAAGTATGTTCTGATGGAGTTCCAACGTATACAATACTTCCGTTAGTGCTCTTGTGATGAAAATGACCTGATAGAACTAGATCATACTTGCTGAGTGCGCTTGCGTCCATACCCTCATGACAGATATTGCCGCGATCCATTTCGAAGCCAGCAAGTTCAAAGTGACCAAAACACACTTCGTTTGTACTGCGCTTGATGAAGTCCATGATCTCCAATTCGTTGTCTTTGCAGATCCAAGGAATCACGTCTACGCTCTGCCATTGAGTTGGCTTATCGTACAAAAACACATGGTCTTTGTAATCGCGCAAAAGAAGATCAGGCGAGTTTACCTCAAGAGTGTTCTTGAAGAAAATGTCATGATTGCCAAGCAATACATGACACTGTATATCGTGTTTGACTAACTGATCAAAAAAGTAACGACGGCAAAGAGCAAGAGACTGAAAAGAGATATACTTCCGACGATCAAATAAGTCACCCAACTGAAAGATGGTGGTAATTCCATTTTGCACCAAATAAGGGAAAAAAGTTTCCAAATAAAATTTACGATAATGATTGTGAAAGGCAATTGAATCTCCTCTCACACCGAAGTGACAATCACCCAGAATTGCTATTTTCATCTACAAATTTCTCCAAACCTGCTTTCTTGGCTTTCTTCTCTTTTCTTGCGTTCTCATAGTTTACAATGAACTCAGAGATGTTTTCATACAATTCAAATTGTCTGAATGTACCATCCTCGTTTTCATTCAACTCAAACTCATCAAGAGTTCCTGCCGTTTCAGTAGCCTTGTACTTGACATACAACTGCTTCTTTTCTTTCTGAATGCGACGTAAGAATGCATAATACGTTATTTGAGTGAAATAGGCAAATGGATTGCTAGATTTACTCGGGTCAAAATTGTCAACGTACATCACGCAGTTCTCGATTGCGTCAGCAACCATTTCATCACGGAAAGTATATGACAGGAAGTTTGGTTTGTGTGAAAGATTCTCAGCAATTTTCATGAAGCACTCACCGACGTATCGCGGGATTTGCGGTTTCGGTGCACCACTTCTCTTTGCTTTGCGGATCGCTTGCCTATAAGCAATCATTTCCTTGAGAAAATCTTTGTTATTGATATAGTGATTCTTTGCCATAATTAATGTACTGGTTTGTCCTTTTTGTTTGCCATTGCTTCAAGAATAGAAACGACCTTTGTCACTTCTTCTTGCGTTTCTTCTTGCGTTTTCTTTGGCATAAGTGGGTTTCTGATTTTGCTTTCGTTATTGTAAAAGAAATCGCGAACGTATTCGTACTGCTCAATAAATTGTTCTTTGACTGGCGTCACGAACATGATATCAGCCAGAGGCAATTCTATTTCTCTAATCTCAATAACTGTTTGCGGGAGATATTCTTGCATGCATAGAATCTGTCGACCTTCTTCAAAAAAGGTTTCAACTTCAATTTTCAATGGAGTTTCAATTACTATGCATTCGTCTTTATACGTTACATATCCTATTAGATCTTCTGGTAAACTGCGAAGTCTAACAAACTTCAATTGTTTTTCTTCTGTCATTAACTTATCCTTACGTTATTCGTTGTGAAAGGAAACTTTTCTTCGCTGTAGATTTTCACTCGTTCCTCATAGTGCTTCAGTGTGAAGTTTGTATAAGGACCATAACGTAAATCATCAGCGATATCGTAAAGTGTAGCAGCGTCTTTGTTTTCACCTAAACGCAGCACACGTCCAATAGACTGAAGAGCGCGGATCTTACTCTTGGTTGGTGAAGAGAATATAATATTATGTAGGTTACGAATATTTACTCCTGTCGAGAACGTTCCGTAACTGGCTACAATGATCGCGTCGTTTTCTTGCTCAGTAATGTGCCTTACTGCTTCGCGATCTTCAGCCTCAACCCCACCATGAATAAAAAACACTTTCCTGCCTTTGCAGTTTTGTTCAATCCATTCATATAGTAGTTTACCGTGTTTCTCGACGTAAGTAAATAAAACTAGTGAGTTTCCTTTCAAATTGAGAGCAAGATCAACAATAAATTTATTTCGCTCTGCGTTTTGCGTGAGGAAATGCATTTCGTCTTGGTAAGTAAACCCTTTGACTGCTTTACATACAGTCTCAGGGTATTTGAGAACGATGCACTTGATGCTGAAATTAGCCAACTGTTTGCGTTCAATGAGTTGCTTGGTAGAAATAACTTTGAATACAGGACCGAACAGCCCCTCAAGAACTAACTTGTTGACCTTGCTGTCGTCAAGCGTTCCAGTCGTACCAATGCGCACGTCGCAGTTAATAAGTTTAGTCATGATGCTTGTGAGCGACTTGGCTTTGAACGTATGGGCTTCGTCACCGATAATGAAATCAAACTGTGAAAAGTATTTCTTTGGCATATCATAGATCGACTGCCAAGTAGAAATTATTAGATCGCTATCAGGGATCTTGCTCTCACCACCAAAAATTTTCTGACAGTGTTTGTCAACTTCCCATCCGTTGTTGCTGGAATAATTTTTGAAATCACTGTGCATCTGAGTGACAAGATTGATCGTAGGAACAATCAGCAATCCGCGCTTCTTACCTGTGTTCAACAGGTGGCGGATGATCATAT